CTATTGCTGTGTCAGGCAGACGTTCCGGACGTAGTCCTGCAGGGCTTCGAGCTGGCCCTGCGCTTTGGTCAGGGCGTCCCGGAGGGTGAAATAAGCGCGTCGAGCGCTTGGCGCAAGTTCGGCGGGGGTTCCATTGTCCATGCCGGCGGCGCCGGAACCACCGGGCACGTCGTTGCCACCGGCTGCGCGGGCGGCTTGGACGGCGATGCGCAGCCGCACACGGCCATCGTCAACAGCGTGGAGCAGCCGATCGTTTTCAGCTTGGGCATTTTTCATCTCCTGGGAATGGCTCGCGTCGATCGACGCGAGCCGGTGCTGCATGTTCTGCTGGGCCAGCAGCGCGTCGTTTGCGGCCTTCGCCGCGGCGTCCGACACAGCCTTCAGGTCGGAGGTGTGGGCGGCCTTCTCGTCAGCCAGCTGAATCCTGCCTTCCTGGATCTGGGCGCCGTAATGCACTGCGTCCACCTTGTGCGTGGCAACGCCGCCCGTGGCAGCGCCGAGCGCGAACACCGCGACATAAAGCCAGAAATCCCCAGCGAAAGGGGCGAGCAGTTTGGTAATCAGGCCCATATCAGTCTCCGTCGGGGATGATGGCGCGCTGCCCTTCGTCCACTTCGATCGACTTCAGGCAGTGGTCTTTCTGGAAGATGTTGAGGAATCGGCAGAGCACGCAGCCCCAGGCGCGGCCGTTCTGCATCGCCTTGCCGGCGCGGCTGCTGATCGTCTCGCGCGGGTCGCCGCCGGCGACGGCATTGCCCAGGCAATCCAGCGAGTAGAAGCAGCTGTGGACGTAACCGTCGCCGTTCGGTCGGTAGATGCCGAGCGCCGCGAGCTGCAGGTTCCAGACGGCGATAGCCAGGTTGGCGATATAGGCGGCGACGATCATGGTCAGCTCCCGCAGACGCGCTGCCCCCAGGCGAGATACAGCGGCTGGTGTTTGAACAGAATCCACCGGGGGTACAGGCGGCTGTACTCGAAGTTCTTCGCGCTCTGCCCCGCGTTGACGTACTCGGTAGTGCCGAACCAGCGCCCAGGCATCGACGATCGCTTCTGCGCGCGCTGCACGTAGCCGACTCCCGCGTTGTAACCTTTCAGGGCGGCCGCCCACCTGTCGCATGGCGTGCCCCCCTTGACGCGGGCAAAGAGCCACTGGTCGTAACGCACCAGCGCGCGGATGGCCCACACCGGGTTGTACGGGTCGGGGGCGCCCAGCTCGGGAAAGACGCGCGAGATCATCGTGGCGGTGGCGTCCATGAACTGCGCGAGCCCGCGGCCGTTGTCCCACGCCGTCACGTCGGCACGCCAGTTGGACTCCTGGCGGATCTGGCCAGCGAACATCGGCACCGGCGCGCCGACGCCGTACACGAACTGGGCTTCGCGGATCAGCGTCGATCGGTACTGGAGCGCCGGGTCAGCGGCGTGCGCGTGGCGCGTCGCGATGAGCGAGCACCCACCGATGATCGCTGTCCACACAACCGCCTTGGCCCACAGCTTCATCACAGCCCCATGCCGACCGTCGCCATCGCGGCGGCCATGATGATGGCGCGACGGATCTGCTCGTGCCCGGTGGACGTGACGAGGATGCGCTTGAACGCGCGGCGATCCATCCAGTAGCCGACATGTGCGGCGACCGTCAGGTTGGCGAGCTTCCACAGCACGACCTGCACTTGCGGCTCGACGCCGAGCGTGCGCAGCGCGATGCAGCCCGCATACAGCACGGCTGCGATCAGCAACCACTCGATCATTCGCAGTTTGTCGGTCTTGCGCATATCAGCCTCCCGCTAGTTTCTTGAGCCACCCGGATCCGGCGCCGTACACCGCGACCAGCACGATGACCCGGATCGCCCAGGTCGTCAGGATGGAGATGACGCCCTTGCCCACGTTCGTCTGCAGGCGCTGCACGACTCGCTGTTCCAGCCCGTCGATGATCGCGTCAATGTCGGCATCGCTGAGTTTTCGTTCTTCGTCCATGTCGGCCTCACGCTTCGACGAGAACGTCGCCTGCTGGCACTACTACCTGCCGCCCGTCCGTGGACCCCGTGGCAAGTACGGCGCTGCTGCGTGCAAGGCAATTCGCGTCGACGGTCTGTTGGAAAATGATTCGTTGTACTGACGAGATTCTAGCCGCGTATTCGCTGGTATACGAGATCACGAAAACCTGCCCGTGGCCGGTGTCCAGGTGATCGGCAAAAACCGATCCAACGGCACCGACCGACACTGCGGCGCTGAGAGCCAAGCTGGGCGCGGCTGCCAGGGATCCGGCTCGCGCTGCTGCGCTCGCGCCGGTGATTCCCAGCGCCGGAGCAACGCTGCCGGTTTGACCCAGACCCGTGCATCCACCTAACAAGTTGGCAAGAAACGCGGCGAAGCCTCCGGCCGCCCCACTCGCCTGTGTACCGGTGATGCCGATGGACTTGTCGTTCGCGTTGCCAGATACCGTGCCCGTGTCACTGATCACAACGTCGCCGCTTAGCGCGGCAGCGATCATGGGAGCGATATAGCCTGCGCTCGTGGCTGACTGCGCACCGGTAAGCGACCCCGCGCAGATCGCGCTGAGCGCGCCAATTTCGGTCGCTGTGGACGTACCGGACAGCGCGACGCTCATGGCCGCGCCCGCAGTGCCCGCATCCCCAGACGCAGTGGTTCCCGATACGCCCTGCGCGGGCAAAATCATGCCTGCTGCGCCGGAGCTGGATGCGTTCGTCAATCCCTGTGCGGGGGCGATCGCGCCCGCTGCACCCGTCGATGCTGCACCGGACAGCCCTTGCTCCGGCGCAATCGAGCCCACCGCTCCGACCGCCTGCACGCCCAGCTGCGCCAAGTCGATCTCGGCCGCCACATTGCCTGCGGCACCTACACCGCTGACGCCCGAGATGCCCTGCCCAAGCCCCCCAACTGCGCCAGTTGCCGCCGCGCCGGCCAGCCCTTGCGTCGGCGCGACATTGCCAGGCGTGCCGACCGCGGCCGCACCGGTGAGCGCTGGTGAGATGGTTGCCGCGGCATTGCCTGCCGAGCCCATAGCCGAGGCGCCGGCGAGCGCCTGCGCGGGCGCCACCATGCCAGTAGTTCCGCTCGCCTGAACCCCAGACACCGTAGGCGCAATCGTCACACCCACAGATCCAACCGCGCCACTCGACGCCACGCCCGTCAGGGCGATCACGGTGCCCGAGGCGCCAAACTGGAAATTGACGGCCCCATGCGCCGGCGGCGTGTAGCCAGTGGACGTGAAATTGAAGTTGGCCGCGTTGTGGCTTGGGGGCGTGTAGGCCATCGCTTACCCCGGCACGACTTGATCGTAGATCAGCGCCTGATACGTCGTCGGATCGAACGCAATCACCTCAACATCGGCCCAGTTCGACCCGCAGTTGATCGAGTAATTGCCACTGCCATCCGTCGTGGCGCTCCCGATCAATTCGCCAGTGGCTTTCGCGTACGCGCGCACCAGCAGTCCGGCCGTAGCCACACCAGCCACCTGCACATTTCCCGACACGCTGCGCGCGCTCGTCGGCGCAGCGACAGTAAGCCGGTGCCCACCGGCAAACGCAGGCGGGGTCCAGATAGGCGACGAGTTGAAGGCAGCACTTTTGTGCCCGTTCGAGCTAGGCGCGTTTGTGTTGGACCCGACAAGGAACGTGCGCACCTGTGCCTGCGTCCAGCCGGTCTGGCTGTACACGCTGTCAGCCGTTGTCCAGTTCGCGCCGTCGTCCGAATAATCGAGACTCCAGATGCGCGGCGAATCCGTGGTGAAGGTGTCGTTACGCGCGGTCAACGAGTATTCCACGATGTTCACGGCGCTCGGGAACAGATACTGCCACCACACTTCGATCGAACCGTTGCCCGTTGCAATCGAATAGGTATTGATATTGCCATCGAACAGGTTCGACGCTGGGTAAGAGGCGTTGACGTTGGTGCCCGACGCAGTGCCCCCCGTCGCCGCCTGCGACCCTCCCACCGTCGTGTGCAGTCCGAGTTCGGAAAATCCGCACCCGGAACTACCGTTGTTGCTTCGCGCGTGAAGCCGCCAGTAGAGGTGGGCCATGATTTAGCTCCACGTATTACTGGTTTCGAGAATGATCTGGCCGTTGCCACCGGCACTGTTGGTCATGTTCAATGCCTTGAACGACTTCCCGGACATATTGCCGGAACCCGTAAACGTGTCGCCGTGGCCGAGCGGTTGGCTGTGCAGCGGTGCCCACAGTCCCTTGAGATAGCCGCGAACCGCGCTTGAGTGCCCAACATAGATCGGCGCCATTTCAAGGCCACCGCTCGCCGGGTTCGGATACGCCAGCGCCGCACTGGTCCCTCCGGTAGTAATGTTCGCCGTCGAAGGGCCCGCCAACGCCGAGGTGTGCTTGCAAAACTGCACGCTCCCCACGGTGGCCGTGAAAGACCGGGCAAGGAAGTGGCCGCTCGACGTCGTGCTCAAAATCGACGCGCTGCTTCCAACCAGCAGCGGCAGATTCTCGCTGTTATTCGTCCCGACGTTCTCGGCGCTTCGCCCAATCGTCATGGTGTTCCATACGTCACTCGGCGTATAGCTGAAGAAATCACCGAACGCGAACCCCATCGAGTAGTTCGGGCTAGTGACGTCACCCGTGTCCACGAACAAATAGAACACGGTTGCGTCGGCAAGCAGATACCACGGGCGAACAGTCGAATCTGCCGTCGTCGACTTGCGGCATACGTGTGCGGTAGCGACTTGCGAGGTGGTGGGGAATGGGTTGGTGCCGGTGCCGGTGCCGGTCATCGCCTCATAGCCGCGCATGCGCGCCTCGCGCGCATTGTTCGGGGCGTTGTCGTTCACGTCCAGGTACAGTCCATTCGACCCCGAGCCGTTTTTGTACACCGCGAGGTTCGTGCCGCTGTACGGCTTCGTCCATCCGGCGGCTGACTGCGAGCCATAGCCATTCACCAAACACGCGTCGAGCACGCCGATCAGCGATCCAACCTGCCCGGTCAGCGACGGCGCCGAAGCGTCAGTCGACTGGTAGAAAGTTACTCCCATCGCACACCTCGCTTATGCCAGGCGGAGCAGCGCATTGTTCTGGTCGTTCGTCGGCATCGTCAACGTCAGCGTGCCGGCCGTGATGGTCTGCGCGCCGAACGTGTGCGCAGAGATCGCCCGGTTGCTCTGCGTGCTGTTGTAGAGCAGCACCGTGTCGAATGCGGCCGCCAGGGTCACGTTCGAGAACACGATCGACGCGGACGGTGTCCAGTACCCCGTCGTGCCGCCGGTCGTGGGCGCGTTGGCGTTCGTCACCGTCACGCCGCCCGCCGTGTAGTTCGTGCCCGACACCTCACCCGTCGCCGAGTAGGCCGTCGTGCCTGCACCGATCGAAGCCGTGGTGAGATAGAGAGCCGCCTTGATCGTGTCAGCGCCAGTGCCGCCGCGCGTCACGGTCGTGCCAAGTGCGTGGATACCCGACAGCAGCTCAGCCTTGAACGAGGTGCACATCGCCTGAGAGTTAGCCATTTCGTACTCCTGAATATCTGCCTGAAAAAATCAGCCGATCGCCGCTGCGGCCAGCTCGCTGAACGGGTTCTTCTTCATGTGGACGTGCGCGCTGCGGTGCACGAGCGTGTCGGTCCCCTTCAGTCGGTACTCGACCCACGAGACGATTTCATTCTCATCCTCGTGGCCGCCCGTGCGCTTGTCCAGCTCCGACTCGTCGCGCTCCGTCATCTCGCCGTCAATCAACACCGGAATCATCGTCATTTCAGTCTCCAGATCATTTCGTGATTTTCTTCGGTGGGCTCACCATCCCGAGGCCCGGCCGCTTCGTGCCCTTACGCGCCTCGCTGAAAGCGATCGCTTCGGCCTGCTTCTGCGGCCGGCCTGCTTTCACCTCGGTCGCGATGTTCTTGCTGATCGTCGCGCGGGAACCGCCTCGAACGAGTGGCATGCTAGCTCCTTACTGGATCGTGATCGTGCCGCGCATCAGCTCGGTCACAATGCCCGACGCGTCCGTCACGTCGAACGTGTAGTACCCCATCGTCCACGGCAGGGCAGCAGTCTGCAGCTCGGGCGTAAGCGTCATCAACACCATGTCGATCGCGATCTGGCCGCCCGTGCTCGTCAACGTCGTCAGGGGCGTGCCGGTGCGGTCAGGGTTATCCCAGATCGTCATCGCTGCAGTCACGCCAGTCAGCACGGCCGGCGTGTTGTAGACCAGAAATCCGCCTGACGTGTACGGCGTATAGGTCGCTGCGTTCTCGCCGTTCAGCGCCACGGTGTCCACCGACAACACGGTGGACTTCTCCCAGTCCGGCCCCTGCGGCGGGTAGCGCGTCGCGTTGATCTGCGTCATGCCGCCGGCGGCCACCACGGCCACCGGCCAGCCATTCGGCACGCCGTGCGCGGCCGCGGTAATCACGGGCGGCGTCGTCTGCGTGATGCCGGTGATCGGCACGCTCGTCAGCACGTCCGTCGCCCAGCGCACGGTCGGATGGAACGTCGCGCCCGCGCTCACGCAGAAGTCTTGCTGGTTCTGGCAATCGCAGCTCATGAGCGCTCCACCTGTTCGGAATCCTGACGAATTATAGCGATCACGGCTTCTCCGGCATAGCCGCGTACCGGAGCTGTTGCTGGATCACCGGGATCTTCCGCGGGCCAGCCTGCACACCCGTGCCCGTCATCGCGCCCACCGCATACCCCTGCAGGTGCGAGCGAACCGCTTCGCCCACGCCGCGGATCGGCTGGAACGGGTTCTTCTGGTTGAACTCGTGCATCGCATCCAGCGCATCTTGGCGCGCGCCATCATCGCCCGACGTGACCGCCTTGTAGAGCTGGTCGGTGATAATCTGCCGGCGATACAGCAGGCGGTTCTGCGTCGAGCTGAAGTCCTCGGCAGCCTCGCTCTGCTCGGCCTTCTTCGCCGAGCGGAAGCCCAGCCCTTGCAGCGCGATGTCCCAGCCGTTCGCGCGCAGCGGAATCGGATTGCCTTTCGAGTCCGTATATCCCCTAGCCGCAAGCTCGACCGCCTTGTACGGCGCCTTCAGGCCCGACGGCAGCATCTGCTCGACGCCCTTCGCCACATACCCATCGCTCACCTTCTGCAGCCCGAGCGCCACGTCGATGCCGGCATTCAGCGCCGGTCCGAGCAGCTGTTGCGACAGCGACTCGAACCGGTCCTTCAGCAATTGGCGGCTCGCGATGAACTCGCTAAACGGCAGCAGATCTTGCAGCCCGAACGTCGACGTGTCGGCGCCGATCAGCTGACCAAGCCCGTGCGAGGCGATCGCGCCGCCCTCCTGCCCGAGCGTATCGGCAAGGAAGTTGCGCGCGCTCGACCGGATGTCGGTCGGATGGTCCTGATCTTCCGTCAGCATGTTGTACACACCGGCGAACGCGTTGGCGAACGGCAGGCCCATCGCTCCGGAGATCATCACGGTGGTCGCCATCAGGCCGGCGAACTCGCGCCGCGCCTCCTGCGCGCGCTGCTGCCCTGCCGCGCTCATGTCGCGGTTGAACACGCCATCGTTGACCGTGCGCACCAGCTGCTGCATGGTCTGGAAGTTGTAGTTCATGAACGACAACATCAGCGGCGTCACCTTGCCGAGCGGCCCCTGCTTGCTGAGCCAGCGCGCGGTGTTGTCCGGATCGAAGTTGTCCATCACGCGGCTGATCGCCTTGATCCCATACTCGGTGTTGGCTTCGACGCCGGCCTGCTTCACGCCGGCTGCACCCTTCTCGGCCAGGCGGTACGCGGCGAGCCCGGTGACGATCCGGTTGACCGTCTCGGCATACTGCGCGGTCATCGCCGCAAACCGGACGACGTCCTGCTTGGTCTGGCTGCCGCCACCCGTGGCGAGCCGCTGCAGCTGCTGGCTTTCGCCCAGCTTCAGCACGCCGCGATCGTGCGCTTCCTGCAGAAATGCGCGCTCGGTGGGCGTCAGGTTGACGCCGTCGAGGTTCATCTCCGCGCCAAGCACGCCGCGCATACCGTTCTCGTCCCAGCCCGTGCGGATCGTATTCGCCACGATCTTCATCGCAGCGGCCGTTGCGCCGCCGATCTCCTTGCCGGCGGCCACCATGCCGTAGCGGCTGCCAAGGTACGGCAGGCCGCGATGGTACGGCTGGGCCATCGTGCGGATCAGGAACGCCGGATTCAGCGTCAGATAGAAGCTGCGGCCCAGCGAGTTGATCAGGTTCACCGCGCCGCCGCGCACCGGGTTCATGCCGTTCTGGTAGCGCGTGTTGATCTCGTCGGCGATCGACTGCGCGCGCAGCTTGGCGTCCTCGCTGCCGGTGCGGTTCAGACTCGCGATCGAGTCTGACATCTGCTTCAGCGCGCCACTGAACGCCGGCGCGGTGTACACGTTCGAGATGTCCTGCACGGCGCCGGACGCGCGGCGTGCGAAGTTGCCCACGAAGTCGCCGTCGTAACCCGGCACACCGCGGCGCTGCATCTGCGCGGAGCGGGACGACGTTTCAGGCAGCATGGACAGCAGCTGGCGCGTGACCGCGGCCTTCATCGCCTCGCCCTGCTCGGCCGTCAGCGCCGGGTTCATATCCACTTCGTCGTGCAGGCTCGCGAGCATTTGGCGCAGCGCCGGCGAGACGCCAGCTGCGTTGACCATACTGCGGTCGGCCACCATGCCGGACGCGGAACGCTCCGTGTCGAGGAAGTTGCCCGCCGCCGCTTCCAGCTTGCGGCGCAGGCCGGCGGCCTGGTCGGCGGTGTCGACGCGGAAGAACGCGTGGTTCTGGCCACCCTGCAGGTTGCCGAGCACCTTGTTCGTGCCGGCCAGCGCGGCCTGCAGCTTACCCACCGTCGCGGCGTCGATGCCCGGCTTGAAGCCGATGCTGACGAAGAAGTCGCCATCACGGCCCAGGCTGAAGTACGGGTTGTCGTACTGCGGCCGGTACATCTGCTCCAGCTCGGCCATGTGTGCGCGCAGCGGCGTGCCTTCCGGCAGCTTGCGTGCCGCATCGAACGCGGATTCCACGCGCGCCGCGAGCGTTGCCGCTGCGCCGTCATAGTGGAACGCCGGGTTGGCGTTGCGCGTCGACTGGAGATCCTTGCTCATGAAGTCGAGCCCGCGCGAGTGGATTGCCGCCAGTTGGCCTTCCTGCCGAGCATTCGCCACGCGCGCTTCGAGCGCCGCGCGCGCCGCATCATCCGGCGACATGCGAGCCAGCTCCGCTTCGAGCCGGCGCGTCACGCCGGCGCGCGCGTCCATCAGGTTGGCGATGATCGTGGCCGTTTTCGTCACGAGCATCTTCCGCCCCAGCTTCTCGCCATCGGTGAGCGCCTTGGCGGCGTCCGGGTTGGTGCGCTGCAGTTGCGTGAATTCACGGTGGATACCGTCGATGAACGCCTTGTTCTGCGGGTCAAGATCGGGGTGATTCTTCAGGTTGTCGGCGAAGTTCAGCTTGTAGTCGAACTGGCCGATGCTGCTCTCGCCGCCCAGCTTCATCATCTGCATGCTCAGATCGCGCGCCTTGTCTGCGTCGCTCAGCTTGTTGAGCATCTGCTGCACACCCGTCGCGAACTTGCCGTTCTGCCCTTCGATGTGCTCGGAGGCAAGCCGGCGGCTCGTCATCGCAGCCTCGTAGGCATCGAGCCCCTTCGAGAAGCCGGACTTCACCAGCTCGGGGATCGCCCGCACGCCATCGGCAATGTTCTCCACCGTGCGGCCGCCGAGCGTCGCGCGCAGCAGGCCAATGCCCATCCGTCCCACATCGAGTTTGTCCTTGACCTGGTCGTACGCCGCGAGCTTCGCGTGGAATGAATCGTCCGTGACCTTGGCGGCCTCGGCCGGCGACCGATCGAATGCCTGCACCTTCGCGCCATCGCCAAAGAACGCATCACTCGCCTGCATCGCGCGTTCGAGCGCAGGCCGGTCCTCGACCGACAGGCCCAGCAGCCGACGGATACCGTCCACCGCGCGCTGCCACAACGACTTCTGCGAGCCCTGCTCGCGCAGGAACTGCTGGAACTCCGGGTTCGAGTGCAGCTCGGCCACGAACTCGTTCGCGTCGGTCAGCCCGTACTGCCGCTCGGCGCCAGGCGCGCTCAGCGCAGCCTGGCGCACCTGCTCGATCTCGCGCAGAGCACGCTTCATCTGCGCTTCGGCCTGGGTATGCGGCGTTTCGAGCGATGCAGCACGCTGCAGGTTCGTCAACGTCGCCGCATGCACAGCCTCGTGCAGGATCGTCGACTCTGACTCGTGCCCGCTGTTGATCTCGATCCGGTCAAGCACCGGGCTGTAGCGCCCTGCCATACGCGCTTCGAGGAAGTTCGGCGCGATCTGCGTGTTCAGCCCGAGCGCACCCAGCCGCTCGGACAATGACTTGACCCACGGCTCCGATCCATTCTGTGCAAGATGCGCGAGAACGTCAGACAGCTTGCCCGACTGCGCGGCGGGCGCCAGCAACGATGGGTCAACAGCATCCGGTGTTGCCGCCCGCGGCAAGCGCTGCGACTTCGTGTACGGCTGGTCGGTCTGCCGCGCGAAGCCCACCACGTCGCGGATGAAGTCCTCGCTGTGCTTGCCACCCGTCGGCGCGTTGATCGCCGCGAGCGTCTGCCGCAGCCCCTGCACGTCCTCGTAGCGCTCCTGTTCGAGCGGCGACAGCTGCTCGCCGCCGCGGACGCGCGTGTTGAAGTCGGCCAGGGTGGCATCCAGCTTGTCCGCTGCGTCCTGCGCCTGCTCGCGCACCGACGGCGCGATATTCTCGCTCATCGTCTCTACGTGCGCGGGCGGCTCGGCGTTGTCGGGAGCCGGCGTGGGGATGTTGGTCCCGAGCGCATCCACGTGCGCGGGCGGCTCGGCATTGTCGGGAGCCGGCGTCGGGATGTTCTCGCCAAGCGCTTGGGCTTGCGCGGGCGGCTCGGCCGACATCCGGCCCGCCGTCGGCGCGGCGGCCGGGACTTCCGGCACGGCTTCAGGCGGCGCATTCTCGGCCGCATCCGACTTCCACTTGTCCAGCAACATCGTCATCCGGTCGCGCACGCCGTCCGACATCTGCGCCTTCGGGTCGTCGATCGCCGACTGCAGCGCGTCGATCTGGTCCTGGTGCGACTGCATCTTGTCCAGCCCGAGCGCGTCCATGCGCTTCTCGAACGGCACGCGCGACTGCGCTGTGGATTCGAGGCCTCCGGCTTCCACGGCCGACTTCCAGTCGTCGACGATGTCGGTGCGCGCCTTGGGCGCGTTGGCATCCGGCTGAATCTCGCCGCGCTCGGCGGCGGCGGCCGCCAACGCCTCACCGTTTGTCCGGTTGGCGATCGCCGCCGTCTCGCTCTCACGCTGCGCGGCGAGGTTCGAATAGGCGCGGTCGACCTGCTGCTGGCGCAGCGCCGACTGCAGCGCATCCCCCAACTGCGTGTTCGTGCGCTCCGGCGCGCTGCTCTCGGTGCTCGGCTCGACGGCCGGCTGCTCGCCAGTGGGCGCCGCTTCCGGCGCAGCCGCGCGCTGTTGATCCTGCATCTGCTCGTAGCGCGCGATGTTCTCGCGCATCACGGCGTCTTGCGTCGCCGGATCCGCCAGGTACGCACGATATTCCTGCACCGCGCGCTGGCCGCCGATGCCATTCGCTTCGGCGAATTCCTGGCGCGTCATTGGCTGGGCCGGCGTGGCGCCACCCGCTTCCAGTTCTCCAACAAGCTGTTGGTGGATGGTGTCGACGCTGTCGGCCACCTGTTGCGCGGCTTCCGGCGTTTCGCTCGGGCGCACGGCGGCGTTCGGCTCGAACCCGAAAATCTGGGCGCGTGCGGCGTCTTGCTGCTCGGCCGGCAGGCCGTTCAGGTACGACTCGACAGCGCCAAAATCCCGCGTCGCCGACCCGTCCGGGAACGTGTAGAGCTGACCGGCCGGCAGATTCCCCAGGCGCGGCGTCGGTGCAGGCAGCGCGAGCGTGGGTGCTTCCGGCGTCTCGGGCGCGGGCGGCTGCACGGCGTCCGGTTCGAACAGGCGCGGATCGACCGGCAACCCCTGCTTGTTCGCGATCGCCACTTCGGCATTCGCGCGGAACGCGGCCGCCGCTTGCGGATCGGCCTTCGCCAGCGCAGTGGTGTACTGGTCGGCGAGCTGCGCGCGGATCTCCGGCGCCGTATCCGCGCTGCTCAGTGTGTCGGTACGCATCTTGGCCGAACGCACGCCGAGCGCACGCGAGGCGAGCCCGAGCGGCGACATCACCGCCGTCAGCCCAAGCATCGGCACGATCGAATCCACCGCAGCCTTCCACGGCCCCGTGTCGTCAATCCCGGCCTGCTGCTCGATGATCCCTTGCCCTGCCGCTTGTGTCACGCCGGCGCCCACCGCCTCCAGCGTCGACACCGGCAACTGCTTGAGGAACGGCATCAGCGCGCCGCTCGTGCCAGTCAGGTTGCCCAAGATCCCTTCGGCCAACGAACTGCCTTCTGCGCCCAGCACCTTGCCTGCCGCCGTGCCGACCGCGCCGAGCATCTTGCCTCCCACCATCCCGAGCCCGGTTTGGGTGACAAACGTCTGGGCGGCGTTCAGGTTCGCCGCGGTGCGCGCGACATCCGGCGCGACGCCCTTGGCCTGGGCCTTTTCAAGCGTGCTCTGCCCAGACGCGGCACCGAACAGCGCGCCGCCGGCGGCCGCGCCGATCAACGCGGTGACAGCAGCTGGAATTTCGACCGGCGATGCAGCGATCGCGCCGCCGACAGCAAGCGGTACGGCGGCGACCGGCGCGACCTGCTCGGCACCTTGCGCCAGTGCGTTGACGATCGAGCCATGCTGCTCCGGATGCAGCTGCAACCAGTTCTTCTGCGCCATCTGGTCGCCGAACTGCGTCGCGGCGCTCCCGACGTTCTGCATCGTCGGACTCTGCACCATTCCGCCCACGAACTTGACCGCCTGGCCGCCGAGTGTCGGCAGGTCGACGAGCGCGCCGCGGGCGAGGCCGGTGCCAATTTCGCCGAGCGCGCTGCTGGACTGAGGTGTGTATTCTGTTGCCGAACTCGGGTCAAACTCGCTCGGGGCGAGCGTTGCGGTACTCGGGTCAAAGTCGGACATTATTGCCCTACCTTTTTGTACGTGCCGTCCGATTGGTAGACCGCCACGTTCCCGGATTTATCGACATACGTCTTACCGACGACCGGCTTCATCGTGGATGGCGGCGTAGGGTCATACTGCATGGGAACCATCCCAGCCACCGACGGACGCTGCCCATACGTAGTCAGCGGAACAGCCATTTTCGTTGACGGGTCGCTACCAACTACAGTGCCAGTCGGCACTGACCCGGTCGCAGCTTGATAATGCTGCTCGCCCACTTCCATGCCAGTCCGCACCGTTGCTTGGTCCGCACCATACATCGCCGCATTCGCGCCGATTCCGGCGCCCGTGATCCCGGCAATCGCGGAATTTAAAGCGTCGACGCCCTGCCCTTGGATTCCAGCGAAATTGTTCGCCCCCGTTGCACCAACCAAATGCGCGAGCCGGAAGCTGTAATTTCCAGGGTCGCCTTGCCGAGCCGCAGCCATGATGTCCTGAATGGCCTGCTGCCGATAAGCGGTTTGCTGATCAAAGCCGGCCTGAATAGCTGCCGCCGGGTCGATAAACTTCCCGCCGACCGCGCCCCCGCCTGAGACGCCCGCTGATGGCGCCATGTTCGCACCGGTCGCCCACGTCCCTTGCCCGGCGATATCCGAGGGTGATAGAGCCGGACGGCTCCCCCCGGGCATCCCCGCCGGCAAAGGCGGCACGTTCCACTGCGCCGGCGACGTGTATCCTTCCGGAATGATCCCCTTGAGCGCGAGCGATTGCTGAGAAGCTGCGGCAGGTGGGTGAAACGTCGGCAAGCTGTTCACGAATGCCTGCGCGCTCTGTGACTGCGGTGCAGGCGCGGCGTTGGCAGGGATCACGCCCTGCAAAGCTAGGGGCAAATTCCGAGGTGGCATTGCCGGCTGCGCGCCATACCCTGCCATCTGCGGCAGCTGCCCAGCAACCCGCATCTGGTCGATCAGATTGCCCATCTGCGGAGCGGGTGCCGGCGGCGATGACGGTTGACCAACCGCAATGTTGCGCGGCGTCGAAATTCCCGGCACCGCAAAGTTCGGCATCGAGTTGATGAAATCCTGATTCAGCGGGCCACCGGCCATGATATGCACTCCTGAATATTTATCGCCAATTATAGGTGGGCGCAGGATTTTGCCGTCGCCGTCAATCTAGGCCGTAGTTTCCCGGGTAGGTGTATATTGATTTAGCACCACACTACAAAACGGGGACAGCCATGAAAGCGACCACAGTTGCTGGGCAGTTTTTAATTTGTATGCTGATTGCAAACGCTGCAGTGGCGCAACACTATGCCATAGACCCTCAGACGGGCCAGGTATATCCAATTATCGGTGGCAACCCAGGGCGCGGAGTCCCGGTCGTCATTGATAGCTCTGGGAACCCCACTGCTATCGTCCGCCCGTCCCAAGACTGTGAAGAAGCAAAGTGGCGGCTGCAAGAAAACTATCGCCTTGCCGCTAGTCAAGGTCGTCCCCTTCCGTCTGATTTCGTAGCGGCATCAAAACGTCGAATCGCCCACTTGTGTGGCTACTAGCACCCAGATTACGGGGTGTAGTTGTAATTCGTGTTCGTACTGGTGTTGTTGGCCGTGCTCGTGAGCGTGGTCGTCTGGTCGCTGGTCGACGAGCTGGTCGAATCAGATTTCGACGTGGAATTGCTGGTCGAAGCGCTGGCGCTGTTGCTGACGTTGTACCCGACGCCATAGCTGACGTGGTCGCCAATCTGGCCCGACAGGTTGATCGACGAAAGTGCCGATGCGGCGAGCTGGGCCGCGACCTGCGCGCCGCCCTTGATCGCCTCGACGAGCAGCGTCACCTGCTCGGTAATCAACTGAATATTGGCCTTCGCCGCCTCGATACGCAGGTTGCCGGTCGCCACTGACACATCGGTCTGCGCCTTCAGCACTTCAACCTCGCTGTTGACCCGCGCCGATTCACCCTGCACCTCGGCCGTGTACACCTGGCCCGACGTCTCGTAGACCTTTGCCAGCGTGCCCACGCGCTGCGTTTCGGAGTCGACCTGCACCCGATACGCGTCGGTCAGTGCCTTGAACACGTCGAGCGGCAACTGCTGGTTCACCCGGATGTCGATGTCCTTCTGCGCGACGAGCGCGTCGACCGTCGACTTGAACGCCTGTACCTGACTGCTGTACGCGCCGGTCTGCGCCGAGAAGATGTCCACCTTCGTGGCCTCGGCCTTCACCTGCGTGGCATACGCGTCGTACTCGGATGCCTTGGCGCGCACCGTCTCGGCGTACGCGCCGACCTGCGCGGCGAACGCCTCGATCTGCGTCTTGTTGACCGTCGCGGCCGTGTTCGCTGCCTCGACCTGCGAGCGGAAGATCTCGACCACCATGCGCGCGGCGTCCACACGCGCCTTGTACACGTCGATCGCCTGTTGGTTGATCTCGCCGATCAGCCGCTGGCCTTCCAGCTCGGCTTTGTAGACGTCCAACTTCGCCAGCTCGGCCTGCAGGGCAGCCTTGTAGACCTCCACGTTCGCGACGTATGCCTGGATGTCTGCGCTGTATCGAGCAACAACTTCATGGAAAATATCAATGCCGGCCTGCTGCGCGTACTTCGCCGTCTCGAACGCGCGCTGCGCGATCTGGTTGTTGTAGGTGATGAGCCCTTCCTCGACTTTCCACGCCGTGTCGAATGCAAACCGCCGGTTGCTCTGCTCCAGATCGGCCTGCTTGATCATCACGTCGCGCGACGCCGTCGATACGGCGCTTTGAGCATCCTGCAGCGCGCGGCCAATCTCGATGCTCAGCGCGCCGGGCGGCTTCGTGAAGCCGCGGGCTGCGTACGAGCGCGTCGCGTCCATCACCTTCTGCTGGGCGCCAACCACCTCGCGCGCGCGCGCGCGGTCCCAGATCGCTTGCTCGACCGCCGGCGCCAAACCCGTGGACGTACCGTTCACCCAGACGTCGAGCTGCGTTTTCAGGTCCATCAGCAGCTGATCGGTGTATGACTGCTCGCCGAACGCGAAAATATACTGCGGCGCAAGCGGCGACCCGGGCTGCACCGCCGTGAACGTCGGCAGGCTCAGCAGCGGCTCGGCGGGCACGGTGATGCCCACCAGGCTCGGCACGTCGGGGAGCGCAACGGCAGGGGCGTCCGGAATCGCCACCGTCGGCAGCGAAGGCGAGGCCGGCAGCGTCGCCGACAGCTGGCTCGGCACCGTCGGCATGTTCAACGGCATCGGCTGCGCGGTGAACTGGGGCGCGGTGCCAGGGCTGATCCCCGTCACCGCTGTCAGTGTCGGCGCACTCGGCGCCGATGGCAGATTGAGCGTCAGGTCAGCCGGCGCGACAGGCACGGGCGGCGGATTGAAACCCGTCACCAACGCGCTGACCGGCGGCAGCGTGCCATCAACCGGCGGCAGGTTGAGCAGCGCAGACGATGCGTTCGAGATCTGGCCGAGAAACGACTGGGCCTCGGTGAATGCAGTGTCCGCGTATCCCTGCGCAGTATTGAATCCCGTCGTGACGAGCGCCGCAGCGCCCGTCGACTGCGGGGGCGGCGGCAGCTCCGACCCTGCATCCGGCCCGAACACACTGTCGACAAGGAAGGTAGTGACGCTCATCGCACAGCCCTGTGAATGATTACGCGGAGTCTATAACTACTTCGCATTCCTGTCTAATTGGCAGGAAACCGGTATCAAAAATTGATCGTGGCCGTCGTGTCGCCCTGCCCGAGCCACGTGAGTGGCGCGCGCTGCGCGAGGCCGAACACACCGCCCTGGTCGGGAGTGTAGATGTACGCACCGGCCGGCAGCGCCATTACGGTCGGATTGCCATGGATATCCCACACCACCGGAGCCGACGCATTCGCGCCACCGATCGCAGTGCCGCACGGCGATACACAGTGTGCTGCGGTCAGCGCGCCGAGCCCCATGACGCCTTTCGATTTCGACCAGATGAAGCCATTGCTGGTCCACGCCGAACCGAACGTGCCACATGCCACAGTGCCGTCCGCGCTGATACCCTCGACTTGACCTTGCCCGAGGGTGATTACGCCTTGCGGCGTCCAGAGCACAGCCGTCTGGTTGGCCTCGCCATAATTCGTGCACCCGCCGAATGTCGTGCCTGCGTAATCCATGGCAAAAATTTTCGCGCCGTCGATCAATTGGATCGTCGCGCCCGTCGTCACGTCGACGATTACCGCCGCCTCGATCGCGCCATCCGCGCCACGACCGGCTGCAGTTTTTCCATTGCCGGACATGACAACAGTTTCCGATGCAATCTGGGTCGGCACTGACACTTGCGAGAGCGGTTGGAAAATGCCGCTGCTGCGATGCCATACGTACCCGATCGAATACGCCCCGCCGACGGGAACCGCTGCGATGCCAACCGAGCCGCCATCATACGAGATAGACGCTGCCGTGGAGTTACCGCTGCCATTCGGATCGTTCGATACGCCCGGCACTGGGATATCCAACAGGCCGCCGTTGCGCGTGTACACCACACCGTTGTTGCCTTCCCAGCCGACAGCCACGTGTCCGTCCGCTGACACGGACGTGAGGTATTGGCCGATGTCGGAGTTGCCGAACGATGCACCCACGTCGATCGGAGCGTCGTTCTCGGATACCCAGTAGATACCGGAGAGCCCGAGCGTGTAGTTGTACGCCCCGCCCACGCAAACGTACGAAGGCGACCACGGGTACGTGATGCTCGACTCTTGCGGTTGCTGCGCCGGAGGCGTCACGCCTGGAGGCGTTTCGGTGTTCACGTTCATCGCGATACCCGGCGGCGATACGATCCGTACAGAATCCTGCCCGAATCGTGATCCGACCGTGATCGACACGCCGTTCGGCAGTGTGACGGTGCGCTGCGATTGCAACAGGCCGCCGATCCGCATCTGGTTCTTCATCACGCCGAGCAGCGTGCGCGCGACCCCAAGGTACGGCGCGGCTGCGTCCGAATCGTCGCCGAGGCTCTTGCGCATCTCACGAAATTCACGCATCGCCCCCTCCAACCCGGCGGCGCAGCTGCGTCGGCTTCAGCTCGATCGCATTCATCTCGAAGTCAGCTCCGTTCTGATTGCGCACCTCGAACTGCCAGTAACGTGCCACGAGCCCCTTGCCCAACCGGACATGGTTGCCGTGCAGTCCCGACTTGCCCGTCGCGGTCAGCAGGTAATCACGCTGCGTCACTTCATCCGTGAACACGCGCAAAATCAGGTTGCCATCCGTGCGGTAGCCGACGTACACGCGATCGACACGCTTCAGGTGCGACGTGCTGAAGTCGGTGATGCCGACACGCGCGGCGGCCTGGATCAACGCACCATTGTCGGTGTTGCCGCCGAGCGTGAAAATGCCTGCTGAGCTGGCCGCCAGGTACACGCCACCGAACTGCGCAAACGAATTGAACGGGAAGTTGCTGTACGTCGTCACGCCCATCTGCTCGGTGTGCATCACGATCGTATTCGACGCGGTCGGGGCCGGCACGGTCGCGGCCGCGTTGCCAGTCGACACCAGCTGAAGGTGTGGCAGCACCAGCTGTACCGACCCGACGACATTCTCGTACCCGGATGCCGTCAACTGCACCAACGGCAGCGTGAATGTCGATTGCCCGACCGTCCCAGTCACACCCTGCGCCGCGAGAGCCAGCGCGCGCAGCGCATTGGTCGCCTGGCCTACGGGCGCAGCCAGCCCCGAAATACTGAGCTGTGGCGCCGGCAGCGTGACGGCAACCTGCGCCACAATCGGAACATCGCCAACGATCGCCAGCGTGGGCGTCGATAGGGTAAGCGCGGCCGCGGCAGCCGCCCCGACCGTGCCCGAGGCGATAAGCGTAGGCGCGGGAAGCGCGAGAACCGCAGCATTCGGGCCAAAAGCAGCCAGCGTGGGCGTGGGCAGCGACAGCGCCGCCGTACCAGCGACGCCTGTAATTGCGCTGATCGCCAGCAAGGGTGCCGGCAGGGTCAGGGCGTTCCCTGAACCAATGCTCAGCACCGGCGCCGGCAGCGTGAGCGCCATTGTTCCGGCAACGCCAGCGGCGCCGGTCGCCGCGAGCACAGGCGCCGGCAGCGCAAATTGCACGCTCGGCACCGCGCCGACGCCGGAGATGGACAGTTTCGGTGTCGGCAGCGTCAGCGCGGCCACCGGCACATTCACGAAGCCACTCTGCCCGGTAGCGCCAACACCTGACAGCGCTAGGGTCAGGTCGGCCATACGTTACCCCTTATTGAGCCGGTACTGCCAGCGACCACGATGCGATCGTGGTCGTCGCCCCGCTGGCGAGCGCCGTCGAGTTCAGGTTCAGCTCGGCGCCCGACGTCGCGATTGCGCCGTCCATTCGAATCATAGTGCCAGCCGAATCGAGTGCTTTCGAGTCGGCGACGCTGCCGTACTGCCGGAACCAGCCAGCCGTGCCGGTCGCCGCATTCACGCCGCTCCACGCGTCGGCAGCGCGCTTGGGGAGCGCCCCGTTCGCTGCAGCATCGAACTGCAGCCCATTGGCCGGGTTCACGCCGCCGGCCATGTTTGCGTACGTCGCCGTCATCGTGGTGAGCGAGCCCGATACCGCGAGCCCGTTCGGGCCGGTGCCGGTGCCCGGCAATGCGCTGATCGTCACGACCGCGCCCGAAGCCGTTGCCGTGTAATCCGGCGACGTCTTGTTGCGGTTGATCTGCGCAGCGACGTCGAGCGCGGTCTGCGCGAGCGTCGAGTCGAAGTTGATCGTACCGCCGAGAATGTCGTCCCCATTGACCGTGATCGTGTTGACCGAGCCGGACGACCCCGCAAGCGTCACCGAACCGGTCGCGAGCACTTCGCTCGTTACCGCCGCGGAGCCCTTGGTGATCGTGCAGAGCAGCGTGCCGGTCGGCGCTGCATCGGCGGATGCCGGCTGCGCACCACTGTAAATCTCGATAATGCCATTGCGGAGCGCGTCGTCGATCCCGCCTTCCTTCGCGAGAAAATTGCGCAGCCCGGTGGAAAGTCGCATCGTCATTTCGTACTCCTTAGAGATTCGCTGTTGCAATATAGCGGTTCGGCCCTGCCATGAACAGGGCCGCGCCCTGGCCGCCCGCAGCAAACGGATAGTGGCTGCGCGTGAGGTTCCGAATCGTCAACTCCGGCATGCCAACGCACAATCCCTGCGTCGTCAGCCACATCGGCAGCTCGCGCACGCCGGCCGAATCGTCACCGAACAGGGATCCGTCGACAAAATCCAGCGCGCCAGGGATCGCGCCGTAGTTTGCCTTCGGCACGTACTGGAAATCCTTTGGGTCATTGCCGACCAGCACCCCACACGAGCGATCGGTGCCCACGAAGAACCCGCTGCCGCGCGCGCTGTCGCCCAGTTCCTTATCGGTCATCGGCGCGAGCATTGTGATCCGGCCATCCAACGCGACGTACTCACGCAGATCGAACAGCTCGTAGCCAAATCCCGACGAGTAGAACAGCACGTCGCCCACCGCCACGAACAGGCGGCCGCGGTAAAACGCGACCAGCTGCCCGGCCGGCGCCGGCCCGAGAAACTGTGTAGCGATCGGGTAGCTCAGCTCGGTCGTGTCATTCGCGTAGGTAAAAGTCTGAACAACATTGTCCATCAGCCCCGCGAGATACAGCACCTCGCCATTCGGAGTCGACAAGTACAGCGCTTTGCTCGCCACATCCGGGTCGAGGCTCGACGGCATCGCGAACGTCAGGCCCGTACCATCGGGCACTGTGATTGTGCCCGCGCGCGGCGCGCCCGACTCCTGGCCGTCCGAGCGCCAGTACGTGATGGCGAATTGGTACGTGGCGGCTGGCATCTGGCCGACCGTGATGCTCGGCACCGGCAACGGCGGAACCGGCAGCCCCCAGCTGCGCACAGCGCCCGTCTCACGCTCGATGATGCCGGTATCGGTACCGTTCGAAAAATAGACCCGATCGCTGACTCGCTCAGCGCTCAGCCGGCTCTGACCGTCCGCCAACACAACAAGAGGATGCGCTGTGAAGTTCGCCAGCAGCCGCTGCAGCTGGCCGCCCGACACGAACAGGCAGAACTCCTGCATCGGGTCGGCCCACAGCGAATGCGCCGCGCCCGCAAGCGTCAGTGCGTAGCCATCACGCCGCGACAGCCGGCCGGTCTTGTCCAGGTCGACGTTGTCACCGATCGCGAGATCGCCCGAGCCAAAGCGCTCCGGCGTGACATCCCCGCGTAGACCCGTGAACGTCTCATAGGTGACGACGTCCTGGTCGCGTTCCTGGACTTGGTTGTCGGCCATCGCGCGTCACCGAACCCAGGACGAACCATTCGCGCCGTAGCGGATCTGCGTCGGCGCGAATATTTTCCGCTTCACTTCGTCCTTGGCAAGCTGGACGGCTTCGTCGAACGCCGCTTTATGCTGATCAGCGGACGTCGGCGCGCCGGCGTCACCGTCGAACGTGCGCTGTGCGCGGTACGCTGCCCATTCGAGCACGTCGAGCTGGTAATCCTCGGGGATCTCGGACTCGCGATCCAGGCACTCCTTGCTGTAGTGCCCCATCGGCAGCCGCACCACACGGAGGTAGACGGTCTGGCCATCCTCGTTGGCACCCGGAGTCGGGTAAAACGACAGTGTCACTCGGCTCTGCCGGGCGTACACCAGCGTTTCGTCGGTGAAGTAGGCCAGCGGCGGCCCTGGCGGCAGCGTTGCCGTGTACGGGTCCGCCGGGTTCCACACCATCGCTTCGGCGGGCGTCGACTGAAAAATCAGTGAGTGACCGCTGCGCTGCAGATCATACGGGCCGGGGCCGCCGGGCGCCGTGTACGTCGCGGTCAGGACAGATAGTACGCTCGGATGCAGCGGGTACGTCTGCACGCCCTGTTTCATCCGTACCTGCACCACTTCCGGCGTGGTGCTGTCCCGCATGATCAGCGTCTGGCGTGCGAACCGCCGCTCCGCGTCCTTGATATACAGCAGCAGCGTTTCGTCCGACCACAACGAATCGGTGTCGCCCGCGATCAAGTCGCTGCGGTCGCGCAACACATTGAAGCGCAGTTCGCTGAGCAGTTCACCAAGTGTCATGGCCGTTGCGCCTTAGCCGCGGAGGACGCGGTACGGGAACCGCAGGCGATCCTTGTAGCCGATCACCGACTTCATCTCGTCGAGCACCGGCACCGACATCACGGCGTGGTCAAGCACGTCCACGACGCACTCGGGCACCTCGACTTCGACTCCCGCTTTGATCAGAAACGTCCGGCCGTTCACGCCAATGAACTGGCCGCCCGGAGGAATCTCGTCGATATCCTCCAGCATGATCTTGATCTTTTTCTCGGGCGCGGCCTGCTTTTCGGCGGCCTTGCGCTGGCCGCGCGGCGCGAGCGGTGCGGTCACATCGCCAGCGGCCAAGGCATCGGCAGCTGCATTCAGATCGGATTGGCTCATGTCAGTCTCCGGATGATGCTTGTTTGAAGGCGTCCGCGTATTCCTCATCCGCACTCGGCGGGGGCTTCAGCGAATCGAGATGCTGCGCGACGAAAGCCTTGACCTCGTCGGCAGTCGTGAACGCGTAGCCCTTCCACGGATCTTCCCAGTCGGACTTCGGCTTACGGTTGTTCTCCATGACCTTCGGGTCACAGATTTCCACCTCGTAGCCGTTTTCCAGCTTCTCGATCCGCAGAACAGTGTCTCCGCTCATCGCAATGGCTCCGTGTTGCATAAAAAGTGGCCGGATCGCCCGAGGGCATCACCGGCCCCAAGGAGACACGGTTTAGCCGATCGCTTCCCAGACAAACGACGAGCTGGCCGGTACCGACGCCGCCGGCATCGTGAACGTACCGTCGTTGCCGGTCGCCGGCGCGCCGACGGACGGGCCAGCGGTCGTGCTGAGCGTGACCACGCCGGTCGAGCCGACGGTGTGGACCGAGTTGTTCGCGGCCATGCCGTCGTACCACTCGTCCTTCGTCAGCGCGCCCGAGCTGGTCACGTTGACCCAGCGGATGATGCGCGGCTTGAAGCCGCAGGTAATCGTGAGGGCAGCGGCCGTCGCCGAATCCGTCACGACCACGCCGGTCGCATGGTTGACGATGCTGTCGGCGTTCGCCTGGGTGTTCGTGGTGAGTGCCATGATGGGCTCCTGAGTCGGTTCGGTGTGCAAACGCCCCGCTTAGCGGCGGGGCGTCCGTCAGTTCATCGCCGGGACGTTACGCCGTCGCCGCGACTTCGAGGCGAGCCATCCAGCAGTCGTTGAGAATCACTGCGGCGGTCATCGCCTTCCAGCCGACCGTGCCGCGCTGCGCGAGCGGGTCGCCAGCTGCCGGCTTCGGGTTCACGACCATCGGCACGAGCGAATCCTTACCCTTCAGCGGGACGATGCCGTACGCGTCGCGGCCCAGGTACAGGACTGGGTACACATCCGCGCTGGTGCCACTCGTCGAGCGCATCGCGCCTGCCGAGCCGCCAGCATCCGCCCAGGGAGCGAAGATCGTCGACTGCAGATATCGCACCGTCTCGACCGAGCCGATTTCGTTTTCCCACGGCGTCACCGTGCCGTACTGCTTGGTCGGGACGAAGCCCGTCATGTTGCGGATATCGGATTCCAGGTCCGGGTGGACAAGGCCGATGAACGCCGCTTCGACCGGCTCCGTACGGAAGTCGGGGGTCGACTTGACGATCTGCGTGATGCGCTTCGCGTTCTGGCGGGTGAGCGCCGTCGTCACCTTGCGCTGCATCGCTGTCGAAATCGCGGTATTGACCGAGGTGCGCACCGAGCCGTTGGCGTAAAACACGTTCACGCCAGCCTTCAGCACGTTGAAACGGATCGTCTCGATCGTCTGCGCGGCCGACTCGCCCAGTGCTTCCGTCGCTTGCTGGAGCACCTGGTCTTCGGCCGTATCCATCACGACGTCGGTGATCGTCAGGTAGTCGCCGTATTGCTGCAGCGTGACGGTGTAATCCTGGTTTGCCAGCTTCTTGCCGGTCGGCGTCACACCTTCGACCAGCGGCGTGATCGCGAGCGGCGTGTTGAACGCGTTTGCCGGGTTGCCGTCACCCGCACCGCCCGTTGCGCCAGCGAGAAAGTAGCGCCGGAACTTGGCGACCTTCGTGCTGTTGTTCGGGATCGGGTAGGTCTGGCCGAACTTTTCGAGGACCAGGTACGGCAGGCCGCGCTTGAGCAGCTGACTGACAGCATATGCGGCGACTCGCGGCGAAATATCGCCATATTGGGTTACGGCAGTCATGGCTGACTCCTGTACAAAAGACAAGGAACGTTCGTATTCCTAACTTTCGCAGTGTCAGCATCTCCCCGCTTGAATGGGGCGCCGCAGTGCTACTGAATTACGTGCGAATCTACACCCGCCGGTCAGACCCCGGCAATAGCCAGCAGTACGCTTTTGACCGGCAAACTGATCGACATGCTGTTAATACCTACACGAGTGGCCGTGCTGTTGAGCACGGCCAGCATTGCATTCTTTTCCTCAGTGCTCACCTGTAACTGCGCAATTGCATCCGCGGTCAGTGTGCTCGAATTCAATGCTTCCAGCGCCTCGACCAGTGGGCGCGGCGCTGCGATCCCCTGAATTTGTGCATTTGTGATGGACATGATCCGCCCTCCCGATTAACTCAGGAATGCAGATTACTTCATCCCTGCGAACTCGGCAAATGCCCCGTCGAAATCGTTCGGATCGGGCGCGCTCGTCGGCTCGCTGCGGCTCGTACGCACCGGCTTGAGCGCCGCGGCTGCGGCTGCCGCGGCAGCCGGCAGCGCGGGGGCTGCGGACGCTGCCGGCACAACGGGAGCTGGGGCAGCAGCGGGAGCAGGTGCAGCGGCGGGGGCAGTGGCGGCAGCAGGCGCAGCAGGTACAGGAGCCACATAGTTCGTCTCCTTCTTGAATCGCGCGATCAAGTCCGCCACATCCTCGGGCGTGCCCGTCTCAGTGACAGTCTGGTACGCGGACTTCAGATAGGCCGGCTGGGCATCCACCCACGCAAGCACGGGGTCGCGCACCTGGTCATAATCGGGCACAAGCGACTTGATGTCCGCGTACTGCGTGCTCGATGCAGCCTTCGACGACAGCGACTCGACCGCGTCGAGGCGCGCTCCGACCTGGCCCAGAATCCAGCTTGCGAGGTTCACATACTCGGCTCGACGCATGAGCTGTTCGCCCTTGGCGACATCCGGCCATTCCTTCACATAGGCGTCAATGAGCGCCTGTTCGTCGGCCGTGTATGCCGGCTTGGGCGGTTCTTCGACTGCCGGCGCGGCGGGAGCGGCCGCCGGCGCCGGCGCCTTCTTCAGCTCGGCCAGTTCAGCCTGCATCGCAGCCATCTGCGCCTGCCAGTCGGCAGGCGGCACGGCGGCCGGCGCAGGTTCAGCGCCGGCCGCAGGTGCACTCGCCGGTTCCGTCCCAGAAGTAGCAGCCGGGGGCGTAGCAGCGGTTGCCGCGGCCGGTGCTGCTGCCGGCGCAGGCTCCCCCGTGGTGGCAGCCGATGCGGGATCGGCCGCGGGCGCAGGATCAGCAGCCGGTGCCGGCTCAGCGGCGGCCGGCGCGGCTGCGCCGCTCGGTTGCTGCAGCTCGGCGAATGCCGCGGAAAATTCATCCTCGGGGGTCGGCGTGGCCGGCGCGGCCGGCGCCGCTTGCGTGGTCGTCGTCATGGTCGTCTCCGATTAAAACTCAGAACAATTCTTTCAGCAGCGAGTCGTACAGCTGCGCCTTTGCCTGCAGCGCTGGAAAATCAGCCAGCTGGCATCGCCGCAGCTGTGAGTCCAGATCCTTGAGCCGCATTCGCAAGAGCTGCTGGAGCGACAACAGGCCCGACCGCCCCGCCTGCGACTCCAGACGCACCTGCTGCACCAGCTCCACGTCCATCCGGCGCCGCTCCTGCGGCGGCAGTTCCTGCTCCATTGCCAGTCTCCATGAGGTTCGGCGCGCTCACCTGGTCCGGGTTGAGCCCCTTCTCCAGCGCGCCAAGGATCGTGTTCGCGGTCGTCGCTTCCGCGTTCGCCGCATTCTTGCCTGCTTGCGACAGGTTCTTCAGCGAGTCCGACAGCAGCTTGCGCACTTCAGCCGCGGCCATCTGTTGCGCCTGCGCCTGCTGCGCGGCCGCCTGTTGCTGTCGCTGCTCATCGACCTGCTGGCACTCGCTGTCGTTCATCACGACTTCCTCAGTGTCCAGGTCGCGCACGCGGGCGCGGGCGCGCGCCAGCCCCGGCCACTTGATGTACGGCCGTTCCTCCGGCTGCAGCGTCTGTGCGTACTGGTCGAGCTGCGATCCCAACACTTCCTTCGCGATCAGCGACGTCGCGCCGCGCGCAACCGGCTTGAAATCGCCCTGGACAGACTGGTCCGAGTTGAAGTTGCGGTTGAACACGAGCAACGCGCCGACGACCGACTCGGTAAACGCGTCGAAGCTGCGCACCACGTCCTTGAACGGCAACGCAGCATCGCCGCGCAGCATCGACGCGCCGGCCGCCGTGCGGAACGGCTCGCTCGGGCCTTTCTGCAGGTCGCCGCCCGTCGCCGGGTTGACGAACGTTTCCGTGTCGGCGAACTCCTGAAACATCTTCGCCAAGCTCTGCAGCTCACCCAGGTGGGACTGCAGGTCGATCGAGCGGATCGCCGGATACTGCATCGTTGCGAGCTGATCGTCGTCGCGATAGAAAATGTGATCCGGGTTGATCGCCTCGATATCCTGGTGCAAGTTTAGAATCCGCGTGTTGATCTCGAACACGCGCTGCACCGCGCCGTTGTCGAGCGCCATGCGCACCGCGGCGCACAGGCCCATCTGGCTGTCGCGCATGATCTGCGGCAGGCCGTTGCCGAGCAGGAAGCTTTCATCTTCCTCGAAGATGAAGTGGTGGTACATCGGCATCTCGCCGTCGGTTTTCAGCTTGCTCCACGGATCGAGCTGCGCACGGATCACGCGGTTTCCCATGACCCACACGTTCGCCCGCACGTCCTCGTCCAGTTTGTCGTCCGGCACGTCGACACCCATGTTCGCCATGTCGCGGCCAGACATATACCCTTCCCAGACGATCGCCTCGAACTTGTTACGCGCGGCCTGCGACACGTTGAGCGCCGAGCCCATCGCGCGCAGCTCTGTCTCGAACGCGCGGCGCACGTAATTGCCGGTCGGCGACTCGCGCAGGAACGCGTCGATCTGGCTCGCCATGAAGTCCTGACGCTGCTTCAGCATGATGACCTGATGCTTGCTCATCACCACGCGCTCGAACTGACCGTCCATCTGGTTGAGCGCCTTCGCCGACATATCCGGGTAATAGTCCCAGATCGGCACGAACTCGAAGCGCGGGCGGTACGCGGTGTACGGCTGCGCGACGAGCCGACCGGCCGCGTCCTGCCCCCAGCGTCGCTGCGTCTGTTCCTCGACGAACGGCCCCTTCAGGATGCCGCAGCCGTACCGAATGCCACTCGACAGAACCTTGCGGCAGAGCGCCACGTAGTCGGCCATGCGCGCGCCGCCCAGCTCCGCGAGCTGATCCTCGATCTCCAGCTCCATACGCTTGGCGCGCGACTTCGCGAAGTCGCGAATCGCCTGCTCGATCGCCTCGTCGCTCGGCTTGGCCGGCGTCGGCGGTGCGGGCATGCCTGGCGCCTGCATCTGGGGCGCCGCGGCCTGCATCAGGCTGTCGAGCACCGACTGCAGATCCTTCTCGTCCAGGTCCGGCACGGGCGACGCCGCCACCGTCCAGTTCTTGTCGTCGGTCGGAAACAGCAGGTTCATCAGCCGCGACAGCATCGACACGCACTTCACGCGCGTGAGCTTCGGATACGCGCGAGAGCGGTTCTTGTCGAGCTTGCTCTCGATGTCCGGATCGTAAATGCCGAGGTACTGCCGCGCGTTCATCTCCCAGCGCAGCTCGGCGATCCGCCGATCAGTCTCGTACTGGGTGAAGCGCGACGCCAGGTCTGCGCCCACCCGGCGCAGCACCGCGTCGTCGATCTTGCCGTGCACGCCTTCCAACGTCGTTGTCGCGTTGGGCTGAGTTGCGGAAGGAATGATGGTGTCGGTCGCCATAGGGATCTCGGGAGCAGGCTAGATTATTTCGGCATCCTAATCATTTTGGGCGCGCTAACGGACTGCATAGGGATTGCCCCTACTTCGCTGCCCCCACCCGCGCGTAGCGACCTGTTTGCCTGCGCGTTCCTCGCCGCGGCGGAAGTAGCGCACCAGGTACTCGTACGCGTTCGCCACGTGCGAATGCATGCTCTTGTCCGGGATCTCGCGCTGCACGTCAGTCTTGCTGACCGTGTACTTGTAGCCTCCCGTCAGCGCGCGGATCAGCTTGATGCAGCCAGGGTCGATCGTCATGGCCGGCCCGTCGCCAGTCAGCCGCATCAGGTAGTACTGCACCGGTGCTATGCGGCTCTCGATCGAATTGTCCGTGTCGTAATGAACGGCAAAGTGCTTTTTCAGCTCGGTGATCACCGAGCTTCCCTGCTTCGCCTGACTCTCGTTCACGCTGGCCGGGTCCGGCACCATCAGAAAATCGAACCCAAGGTACTTGCGCATCAGCAGCGGCTTCAGCTTCTCCGCGATCATGCGGTCGGTGGCGAAATCTTCGAGGACGAGTTCGTCAAAGACCAGAACGCGGCCCACGCTGTCGTCGTATTGTCCGAGCACGAGAGCAGAGCGCATACCAGGGTCATAGCCTGCCACCAGTTGACGGGCTCGGTTGGGCGTGAGAGTTCGCTTGCTGACATGGAAGTCCCGGTTGAACATCGGGTAGACCGGCTTGCCGACGAGCGAATACCCCCACTCGACCTCGATGAACTGCTTGATCCAGTGCTTCGTCTTGCCTTTCGCCAGGTTCGTGTAATAGTCGCGCTTGCCCGGCAGGTTCTCGGTGTTCTCGGCTTCGTCCGAGAATCCGCTCGGCTGCTTGAAGTACGTCCAGTTCTCCGGCACTTCCTGGTCGGCCGGCAGCTGGTCGCGCGCTTCTTCCTCCAGCATCGGGTACCACCACACCGCCTCCATGCCAGGGTTGCTCGCGCCCCACATGCCCCAGTTCGTCGCGCCGCCCTCGATCTCCGGCGGGTAGCGGCCGCAGCGGGCGGACAGCGCTTCCACGATCGCCTGCGGAAGCTCGACGAACTCGTCGATGATCGCGAACGTCACTTCGAGCGACAGCACGCGGTTGATGTCGTCCGGCGTATCGAGCGGCCGGAACATCACCTCGCACTCGACGTCGCCGTAGCGCAGGATGAAGTCCTTGTCGGTCGCCTTCCAACGCCCCGCCTGGCCATCCTTGAACCAGTACATGAAGCTCTTGATCGTCGTGTCGCGCAGCTGCGGCGCCGTGTTACGCACCACCACGCAGCGCGAGCGGCGGATGCCGTCGATCGGGCTCGGCGCCTGCAGCTGCGCCATGTAGATCAGCTTCATGAAGATGCCGGTCGTCTTGCCCGAGCCGACCGGGCCGACGATCCAGTCGAGGAACAGCTCCCCCGCGCGGAAGTGCTTGATGAACGCCTTGACGGTCGGCGGCGGGGTGTAGTTGATGCTCGCCATCAGCCGCGGCCCTTCTTCACGCGCAGCCCCGCGACGAGAAACGTCGGCAGCGCCGCCGTGAGCAGATGATCGAACAGGTAGGTCAGCGCTTCGTCGGTGTCCGGGTTGATCGGCACGCCGACATGCCCGAGCGTCGCGACGGCCACATGCAGCAGCTCGTGCGCGAGCGTCGGGATCGCCCCATCAAACACGCCGATCATGTACGCGCGGCCGCCATCCGAGCCCTCCAGCGCGTGCGTAATACCGAGCGCGAACTCGGTATCGTCCCCCGGCACGCCGAACTTGTCCGCCACCGCGCCCCATTCCTTGCGGGTGCGGCACAGCACGACCTCGCCGCCGTACAGCGGGATGGGGATGATGACTGCCCTGGCCTTTTTCATCGCCGGCACCCCGGCAGCTTCCAGACCTTGATGAACGGGCGGCCGTACGCCAGCATCCACGCGTCATCCTTGCGCACGATCTTCATGCGCCAGCCCTCAGCCTGCACGAAGTAGCGCCCGATACGTACATTCAGCCATGCGCTGCTCATGCCTGGGCCTCTGGCGTGCCGGCGACGAACGGCTGGATCTTGTCGATCGTCACGATCGTGGCAAGATGCGCGAACGTCATCACGCCCATCGGCGACATCATCACCGCGAGCGCATCGGCGAACCCGATCACGTCTCCGTTCTCGTCGAACACCGGGCCGCCGGAGTTGCCCGGCGCAACGTCTGCGGTAATGGTCGAGCCGCCCTGGTAGCGCCCCTCGGTCATGATCCGGTTGTAGACCAGCGGGTCGCCTATCGTGTACACGGGCGCGAACTGATCTGGCATGCGCTGCGCGAACCGCACGGGCTTCATGCTGGCCTTCTCGGCGCACACCACGGCGATATCCAGCTGCGCATCCTGGCGGACCACCTTGGCCTGGTGCTCGACCTTGTCGGCGCCGGCAATGCGTACCGTCTTCTCCGCGCCGTCAACCACATGCTCGGCCGTGACCACGCAGTGCTTGCTGACCGGGAAGCCGGTGCCGTGCCCCGAGTCGGTCATGACCGAGACGACGGAGCCGACCGACGCGCGCTGCGTCGACGCCAGCGACGTGCAGGCCACGAGGGTCGCCAGAATGATGAATGCGAGAATGGAGCGCATGTGCGTTCTCCTGCGGCGCGTCACTGGATGGCGTCGGTGGATGCGGGGATATCGCTGGACTCCAGCAGTCGCAGCGTCACGGAACCGGCTTCGTGGTCAGCACCAACAACCCACCGGAAGGCACCGTTGTCCAGCACGCTGCGCATCACCAGCTCGTCCTCGGCCGTGATGATCACTTCCGTCACGCCGAGTTTCGCCAGCAGACACCCCAGCAGAATCGCGTCGGTGTCGCTCTCCGTGTCAAGGATGCGCAGCATGGTCAGGATTCCTGATTATTTGGGGCGAAAAATCAGAGCTGCATGCGGTTCAGCAGTTCGCAGTTCCGGTCGATGACGGCTGCGATATGCGACCCCAGCTCCGACAGCGCGACGCCATGAGCGGATGCCGCTTCAGGTCCGGCAGCGGCCGGCACCGAAGTCAACGGGCACGGCGGGGCAAGCACCACGCGAAGCCGCGCCTCGATCTCCTGTTGCTGCGCGTCGAGCACGCCAACCAGAGTGAGCAGTCGCGACATCATCGCGTCGATCTCGCTCGCGGGGGCCGGCACGGTCGATGCGGCCATTTTGCCCTGCGCGGGGGAATTGGCGTTCAGCTGGTCGGGGTATGGCAGCATTGCAGTCTCCTTGGGTAAAGTCGGCCTCAGCCGAGATTCAGCACGATGTTGAAGTTCGGTTTGCCGTCAGCGTCGGCGGCCTTGATGTCCAGGCCGGCCCACTTCACCGTCGACTTGATCAGGTCCGCGCGCACGCTGTCGCTCGTCGCCGGGTTCTGCACCATCGAGAACGACGTGGCGAGGAAAGCCTCGGCCTGCATGCGGGCCTTCACCTTGAAGCTCATGCCCTCGACGCGGAGCATTTCCACGGCTTCCTGGTACGCCTTGATGAACACCGGGTGCGCGATGATGCGCGCGAATTCATCGCGGGAAATGCCGTATGCCTCGCACACCTCCCGCGGCTTCACCTCGCCCATCGCCAGCTCGATCGGCAGCATGGCCGGGAAACCGATCTGGGCCGGGTCGCGCGCTGCCATCTCCAGCAGGCGACGCAGCGTGTCCTCCTGCGCATCGGCTGGCAGGTTAGACACGTACTCGGCGATGTCGGTCGTCCCCGGCTTCATTGCTTCGGAATCCTCTCTATTTACCCGGTAAGTCTAGCCGACGGGGGCATAGACAAACGATCGGCAACCGACGCAAACGGATCGGTAGTTTCACTGGCATTATTGGTTTTAAAGTCATTTGCCGTGACCACCTGCCCAGTCGCCGCGATTCGGCTAAATATCCGATACGCCTTTTGATACGTAATATTAATTTGTTCGGCGAATACCGTAAGCGGGCACAAATTACCATCCGACATCTTTACGGATAAACCGACCTCACGTCGCGCGACTTTCTTTCGTGGCGACTTCCACCGGCAATTGTTACATTTATAGGGCTCGTTGGGGTTTATCCTGAGCAGCTCGTGCCCCGGCACCCAGGTCGATGCCATCTCGAAAACGAAGGCATCGAATTTATCCCATTCAGGCGAAACTTCGCCCTTGCTGTGCATTTCACTCCACACAGTTTTGAGCGCTTCGCGCAGCGCCGCGAATCGTTTTGGCGTGCCCACCGACTGCAGTGCCACCGCGTGCCGATCCGCATTCTGCTCCTGACGTAAGCAGCCACATGATTTAGTCTCTCCCCGCACCAGCTTGTCCGTACGCACTGTCTTTGCAACTGATCCGCATTCGCAATCGCAAAGGTGGTACGAGCCCACCCGCTTGGTCGCCGTCAATCGACCGAACTTATTTCCTATGATGTTTTTAGCTGCCCTGGACATGTTATTCCCCCGAATTTCTCTGGTTCCTCGTGCCGCGCGCACCGACGCGCAGGCTAGTTTTATCCTACAAACTGTCAGCCGTAAAGGGATGAGCAGTAGGCATATTTGCCCGCAGTTTCGTGGTTGTGCTACGGGGGAATTTAATATCTATAGGGGCAATTAAAAACCCCGCAAAATTCTTTACCCATAGGGGCAATTAATTTTCGGCGCATTTTATATGGGATTGCATGGACGACGACCCCGCCCACCCTCCATCTCATCCCCCTGGGTACCCCCGGCCGGGAGCAAGTAATTCTTTCTTTTGCGCGCATTTTCAGGACGTTTGGTCGCCTCAACCGCTTGTCCGCGTATTTGCGTTAATCCGTGAATTGCATAAGATGCAGTCGCGGGGCAACGTTTCGCTCCAAACGTGTTGGGAGAAAGAGCAGTACAGCGCGCGGATCGCTCTATCCGCTTACTTGTTGGGAGAAAATCATGATCGTCCATACGTCCATCGCCACGCCGGTTGAAGTCCTGCCGTTCCACAAGTCCGCGTACGATATCGTCGCTGCCGCACGCAAAGCCGAGCAAACCATGGCTGCGAAGCTTTGCGTGTTGCTCACCTCGCGCTACGGCGACACGATGCCGACCTTCGCGCAGTACCGCGCCGATCACGACGCGCTCGCCGAGTTGGCGAAGGCTAAGGGGCTGACGGACAACCAATGGGTGCGCAAGCCCTACGCGGCCGCCGTGATCGCGACGTACGGCGCGTTGCCCGTGTCAATGGATGCTGCGAGCGTCACCAAGCGCGCGCAGCGGCTCGCTGAGCTTGAACCGCAAGCCCAAAAGGCTTACGCGGATGCCAAGCAGGCAGCCATTGACGCGGGCAAGTCCGCCCCGATCGCGGAAGCGATTGCACAACATGCGGTCAAGACGTCGAAGAAAGCCGCGACGCCGTCGGCAGGCGCGCCGAAGGGGGAAACGCAGGTTCACCCCGTTTCGCAGTCCGAATCGGTCGAGCAGTTCGTCGCGCGTGTTGGCATCTTCACGGTGCTAGACGCATGCACGCACCTGCTCGCGGCCGAGCGCAAGACGGCTCTCCAGGCTAAAACGCTCAACGCGCTATCCGATCAACTGCGCCGCGAGCTGCAACCGGCGAAGAAGGCCGCGTAACGCGCAACGTGTTACATGACGGTCAGGCCCGTGAGTCGACACGGGCCTTTTTTCTGAGCGAATCATTGTTGGAGAAATCATCATGGAACGGTCTTACCGGTTTTTCGTGCAATACGTTGATGGGCACGTTGACTATCTGCGCGTGTCGGCAGAATCGGCGGTCGCCGCGTGCGTGATGCTGGAAACCAAGGTGGATATGGGCCAACTTGCCCACTACACCCTGGTTATCGGGCCGTGAGTAAACCACAACGGGGCTACTAGAGGAAATTCTAGGCAAATTCTAGTTTCCTCTAGCGTTCCTCTAGATGGTCATCTAGTCCACGACCGCCCGCAAACCCTTGTTCCACAAGGGTTCTTTCTATTTCAATTATTTTTACTAGAGGACTAGAGGAAACTTTTTACCCATCTCTCGTCACGCGCGACCCTCGTTATCCAAATGAATGGTTGGCCCGCAAATAACAACTCTCGTGTACCCATAGGGGGAATTGCCCATATATGGGAGTGACCGAAAAGTTTCCTCTAGTCCTCTAGTGATCTCGCAATCCCTTGCTGCATAAGGGTTTCACGCTAGAGGTGCAGCATGCCCAGTCCTCTTGTTGTTCCTCTAGCCAGCTCTACTTTCCTCTAGGCGGCCCTGTGATGCCCTTTGGCGATGGCTCTGTATTCGTTCGCGACCTTTTCCGTCCGGTTGAATACTGCATATGCGTGCATCCCTGCGCGCGCGACGTAGCGTTAGCGCACTTGGCACTTGGTGGGCAGTGCGCACTGATAGATAGAACATGCGGAGTCGCCGTCCACGTGGTAGGCGATGCATCGGAGGATCCTGACTTTTCATCGGTGCATTTTCCCTCTCATTGGCACCTCGTATTCTCGTCGCGCTCGGTTGCTTGAACCTTCGATCAATCCGACACTGTGATCTAGCAGTCATCAGGAGTCCTCATCATGACCAATGCAACCGACCGGTTCCGCAATCGCCCGATGACGGTGCGCGTATTCACCCTATGCACTCGCTGCAGCACGCTTCGCGATGACGTGGAGATGCGCACCGTCTACATGCTCGACGGCAAGCGCACGGTGGAATCTTGCGCTTCGTGTTACCGGCAAGTGCTCGCGGATATAACCGCGCTTTGCCTGGGTTAGGACAATCGGTTGTCCTGACCACTTGTCTACAACTTGTTAGGAGAAAGCCATGCAAACCCAGAACTATGTCGTCCTGTACCGCGATGCCAAGACCGGCGAGCAACACAGTGTGCCGCACTGGACGCTGCGCGCCGCACAAAAAGCCGCTGGCGCCCTGATCCGCGCTGGCGCGCTCAAGGTGCGGATCATCTGAAGGTGGAGATCAGGTCGCACCTACCATCTGTCCATAACTTGTTAGGAGATAACGATGGAACCGCATAGCCTGTCCGAGCTGGATCCGGCAGCCCGCGAGCGAGCCATTGCGTGGATGCGCGAGGCCGAGGCCAACGACTACAGCCCGGCCGACGTGATCGACGACTGCCTGACCTGCCTGCAGTTCCTGGGCATCGACGTGGACAACGATCGCAAGGGCCGGCCGGCCGTCGAGTATTCGGTCGGCGGCAATGACGACTACGTCGCGTTCTGTGGTGGCTGGCGCGTGGCGGATATGGACGTCGCCGGACTGCTCGCCTACGCGCCGCAGGATGATGCGTTGCATCGGGTGGCATCGCAATTCACGGCGATCTTGCTGCAGTGGCCGCTCGCGACGGCTGGTATCGGGCATACGGGCCAGCGTTTCGTGATCGACGTGGACTATGGCGATGACGTGCCCTGCGACGGAAAAACGCTGATCCAGTTGCTGCTCGTCGCCGTGAAAGCCGCCGCCGCATGGATGCTGGCCCGCATGCAGGCCGACTACGAGTGGCGCACGTCCGACGAAGCCTGCATCGACTGCATCGAGGCCAACGACTACCGGTTCACCAAGGCGGGCGAGTTCGTGCCCGAGGTGCCGGCCTGACCACCACACGAAGGAGAAAGACCATGAACTTTGCACAAATCCACGCGGTAATTGACTGTCTCGAAACGCAGGTAAGCGAACTGCGCATCACGCTTGAGGTATTGGTGGCGATGGACATGATAATTTCCGCCGTTTCCCAGCAGAACGTGATTGACGCCCTGTCGCAGCAAGTGCGCCAGCTTCGCATTTACGCGGAGTCTTGATCGCAGATCGACCAACCGCTCGCGCTATAGGAGAAAGACCGTGACTCAGCACGTCGAAATGGACACGAACGGCAAGACGGCCGACGAACTGCACGACCGCATCCGATTCCTTCGTGATGAACGTTTGAAGCTGCTGCGCAAGGATGGCCGCATTCCGTACAGCGGCCCGAACCGCGACACATACGACCAGATGACCAGCGAAATCGAAAACCTGATGGTTCTCTGGCGCTACGTGGCCGACGCCTAACAACCGCCCCCGCTACAGGAGAAAGACGATGAACCGCGAACCGTCTAAGTACGTATGTGCGCGATGTGGTGCGTCGGTCGGCTATTGGTATTTCGGTTGGAAACACCAAACGGGATGGCACAGCCCGCCAACGTGCGGGCAAAAACCAGTACCAGTGCTGCGCGAACAGTACAAGCCGGCCTAACAACCGCGCCCGCTACAGGAATCTGACCAATGAACACGCATACCGCATGGGTGGTCCCGCGCCACCCGACCAAGTATTGCGAGCCGTATCGTGAACGGCGGAAGCTGACGTTTCAGGTCGAGCCCGTGCCGCGCGATATCGTGGAGTCGACACGTGCGCTGCTCGGCGAGGATCACATGCTCGTCCTGTCAGGCCCGCGCGGGCCGAGGGGCGGATGGCCGACGCTGCGCTACCTGCGCGCTGACGAGCCGCTACCCAAGCGGATACTCGGCTGCCGCACCGAATACACAGTGCACGTGGTCGTGACGGATTGAGAGTAATCGGCGGCACGCCGATACTAAGTACTCCGATGTACAACTTGTTAGGAGAAGGCGATGCCGAAGTATCGCGTGTGTCTGGAGGAATTGGTTGAGTACGAGCTGTTCGTCGACGCGGCAAATAAAGACGAGGCCGAACAGAAAGCGCGCGAGCAGTTCGCGGCACTCGGCCCGATCCAGCGGAACCGTGCCGTCGCCGCCATTCCGGCCCGTGAAGTAACCGAATGCCGCGAATGGTCGGCGTGACACCCGGTCAGGACAACCACCTGTCCACAACTTGCTAGGAGAAACGCAATGGCCACGTTCATGGTTGCCGACGCAGATGGCAAGCGCACGCTCGAAGCTGAACAGCTCGCAACGTTCGCGCACTACACCCAAGGCGTGCAGTACCGCTTCGTCGTGACGAAATTGCCGCACGAGCACGTCGGGTCCGTCACGCATCGCGCGAGCGGCAGCAAGGTCTGCTCGCTGACAGTCAACGGCATGCTGGCCGCGCTGAACGACGCCAAGGTGGCAGGCGAAGCCGAGCTGACGAAGCTGATCGCACGGCACGGCGAGGCGCGCGTGGCATCGGTGCTGCGCGCCGCTGAAGCGTAAGACCCAGACACCCGGTTGATCTGACCACCTGTCCACACGTTACAAGGAGCACATCATGGAATGCCAAGGCACCAACTGCACCGTCAACGACAGCTACAACGCAGACGTCGCGCACAGCACGCAATGTCAGTTCGAACACTTCTGCGCGGTGCGTCAGCTGCCGATGGACAGGACGGTCGACAACCGCCGGTTCTGCAGCATGGAAACTGAGCACGCGTGGGCAGCGTTCACCTGGAAGATGGACCCGCAACCCGGCTGGCCGGCGTGACCCATCAACCAACACGTTACAAGGAGACGACCATGTCACTCCGCAACTCCGTTCTACTCTACCGGCCGAGCCTGTCCATCTGGACGGCCAAGCGCCTGGACAAGGCCCAGAGCCAGAAGGTTACGCAGGATGCCGGCGCCACCGACGGCAGCGCCCGCGTGCACAAGGATCTGTTGCCCGACTGCACCGAGCTGGACGACGTGCAGAAGTGGGCGAACAGCTATCGCACGTTCATCTACACGAACACCGCACCCTGGGACGACAGCGGCTGGCGCGTGGGCAACGTGGCCCGGCACATGGACTTCATCGCCGAGTCGGGCGACCGCATCACGCAGGGCTACCTGCTGGTCGACGCGCTGCTGGTCAAGTATCAGCAGGCCGTGGCCGAGGCGCAGTTCCGGCTCGCGCACCTGTTCAACCCGAGTGACTACCCCGGCGAGCAGGAGGTGCGCGCCAAGTTCCGCTTCTCGCTCGACGTGATGCCGCTACCCACCGCTGACGACTTCCGCATCGTGGAGGGTGTCGACCAGTCCGAGGTCGATCGCCTGATCGGCGAGGCAACGAGCGCGACCGAGCAGCGCATCGCCGATGCGATGGCCGAGGCATACAAGCGCCTGCACGGCGTGGTGTCGAAGATGGCGTCGACGCTCGAATGCTACGGCGACAAGACGGTCAAGAAGTTCAACGACTCGCTGGTCGGCAACATCGCCGAACTGGTCGCTGTGATGCCCGCTCTCAACCTGACCAACGACCCGAAGCTGGCGCAGCTGTGCGACGAGGCGCGCTCGCTCGCCACGTACAGCCCGGTCGACCTGCGCAAGGACGAAGCCGTGCGCGCGGCGGCGATCACCGAAGCCCGTGCGCTCGCCGACAAGTTCCGCGACATGGTCGAGCAGGAGGAAAAGACTACGGTCACGCGCGCAAAATCGGACGCTGCGCTGGTCGCCGATCTGATGGAGGTGTGACGTGCACCCGACCGCTGCGTTGCTGGCGCTGCACGGATGCCAGTTTTATAGCTTCGAGGGAGGCGCGTTACATGCGGCGCTGGCACGCGCTCCAGAGCGGAACTTGTCAGGACTTTTCTATTTGTCATATCGCGGGGATTGGGAGCGCCAGACCGTGCTTATACCGGAGCGATATCACCGATGTGACTGGTCCGATATACCCGACCGTAAGTGGGACGTGATTCGCCCCGATCTGCTGCACCGTTTCATTGAGAGTATTACCGCGTAGGATCACACTGTAATCGTCGTCACCAATGACGACTCACTTGTTAGGAGACCAGATGAAAACCCTGCTACTTTCTCAAGGCTACGTCGCGGTGGTAGACGATGCGGACTATGAGGATGTAGCGCAATTCAAGTGGTCAGTGCTGCGGGCTGGACAGTGGCTGTATGCGATGCGTACGTGGCGCGAAGATGGTCGAGGCAGATGCGAACTGATGCACAGGCGAATCCTTGGGCTACATCGCGGCGACCCAACGAAAGTAGATCATCGCGATGGAGACGGCCTGAACAACCAGCGCAACAATCTGCGTCCTGCCACTGATGCGCAAAACATGTGGAACAGTCGGCGACCACGCAACAATACCAGTGGGTATAAGGGGGTCAGCTACTACACTGCAAAACGAAAATGGTGTGCGGAAATATCCGCGCACAGCAAGCGTAAGAAACTTGGGTATTTTGATTCGCCCGAAGAAGCATATGCAGCGTATTGCCGTGCCGCTGCCGAACTGCACGGTGAATTTTTTAATTTTGGCTAACTGGTTAGGAGAATTAATCATGTCAATTCGACTCCGTGAACTGCCCCCTGTTCTCGTCCGCAACTACATCGCCCGCACGAACACGTTCATGGCCGGTAAGCCGGCGATCGGTAAGACGACGATCATCAACGAGTTCGCCGAGCAGATGAAGAAGCGTATCGAAGGCTTCAAGGTGTGGGCGTTCTACGCGCCGACGATGTCGCCGATGGACATCGTGGCGAGCGCACCGGACTACGAGCGCGGCACGCTGCGGCTGTACAACAACGAGGCGCTGCCGAACGCCTACGTCGACGCCGACGCGAAGGGCATCGTGTTCTTCGGCGAGCTGCCGAACGCCGACCCGGCCACCGCCAAGCTGCTGCAGAAGTACATCAACGGCGAGGACATGTCCGGCTCGCTGCGCAAGCCCGACGGCGTCATCGTGATCGCCGACGGCAACCGGATCGAAGACAAGTCCGGCGTGCAGCAGCAGGGCCGCGCGTTCCTGTCGCGCTTCGAGCATCTCGACGTGTACGTCGAGCCGAACGACAACATCGAGTTCGCCGCCAAGCACGCATGGCATCCGTTCGTGCAAACGTTCTTCAAGGACAACGCGCATCTGATCGACAACTACGACGACGTGTTCGAAACCACGCAGTCGGCGCGCGAGCGGCGCAAGCAGGCGGGCGGCGACGCATCCGACCGGATGAGCGAAGAAGGCAAGCGCGGGATCTGGTCGAACATGCGGGCCTGGGAACGCATCAGCCGCAAGGAATACGCGGCTGACGAGCTGTCGTCGCCCGTCACGCTGGCCGAGTGCATCGGCAACCTGGGCGTCGGCGTGGGCACCGCGTACCACACGCACAAGGCGATCGCCGGCACGATCGCGAGCGTCGACGAGGTGATGAAAGACCCGGCCGGCGTCGAGCTGCCCAAGGGCATGGCCGAGCGCTACATGATGGCGATGATGGTCGCGCTGCGCTGCACCGAGGATCAGATGCCGCAAGTGCACACGTTCGGCCAACGCCTGCCGTACGAGTTCCAGACGGTCATCCTGAAGAACATCGTGCGGCGCAAGGGCTTCGACTACCAGCGCGGCGGCACGTATGTGAAGTGGGTCAGCGATCCCGAGCTGAACCGCTTGCTCGCCGGGAAGTGATCGTGGGCGCGACACGACGCCTGCGGTGGGGCACCGCAGGGTGGGTCGAGATTGCTGTGGATCCGATCCCCCTCGACGCTGCGGTTGCCCACTACGAGCTTGGCGGCATGCTTATCGGCATGCGCGGAGGATTGCCGGTCGCGCTCCTTCGCGGGATGGGCGTGGTTAACCCGAGCGCGAGCCTGATGTGCGGCTGCGAGTGGCACCTCGTCATCACGGACAGCTGGTCGCAACAACCATCTGTCTCGAAAGGAGATTGAAATGGCCAAGCTCTGTTTCCTGCTGGCGATAGCGTGTGCCGCGGCCGGCATCGTCAGGGACGACTTCATCGGGCTCGTGTTCATCTGGGCCGCGCCGTACTTTGTCCTTTGCGGCACGCTGATCTCCCTGGGCAGGAGCCGCCATGCACCCTAAAGCCGTGACGTTGATGCTCGCAGGCTTCGAACCGTTCAGGTTCAAGTCACGGGGAGCGTTCGTACGCGTGATGCGAACGCCGTATGAGGCGTTCGCATATGGGCTGATATACAGCGACTGCTGGGAATATAACCGCGCGCCCCAGCCTTCCGAGTACGAACCGATCGACTGGAGCGCAGTCCCCTGTTCGGTATGGGACGCCCTGCCTGACGAACTGCTGCAACGCGCGATCGAAGGAGCCTGACATGCACCCGAAAGCTGTAACGCTGGCGCTGGCTGGGATGGTGCCGTATTGGCTGCCGCCTACCAACACAGTGAGCTTCCGGCGCCCTGGGTTTGCGTACAACGCATGGGGAGCAACCATCAACATAGATTTGCTGCGTTGGCGCGGGGCGATGGCAGCCGACCCGCGGATGTACGAGCGTGTCGAGTGGGACTACCTGCCCGATGGCGCATGGGACGCCATGTCCGACGAGCTGCTGCAACAAGCAATCCAAGGAGAATGAAAGTGGAAGAAACCAACCTGGCCGCGGCCGCCTTCGTGCGCATCACGCTGCGGCGCGAACTGAGCTTCTGGACCGAAGTGGCCTACTCGCTGACCGTGCGCGAGGCAACCGATGTGCCGACGGCGGCGACCGACGGCCGCACGCTGTTCCTGAACCGCGAGTTCTTCGGCAGCAAGCCGCTCGACTATCAGGTGCTGGTCGTCCTGCATGAGCTGATTCACAAGGTGCTACTGCACTGCACGCGGCGCGGCGCGCGCGATCCGATGCTGTGGAATATCGCCGCCGACTTCGTCGTCAATGCCCTGCTGAAGGAGAACGGGTTCGACATCCCGCAGGGCTGGTTGTACGACGCGAAGTATCACGGCTGGCTGACCGAGTCGGTGTATGCCGACCTGCAGAAGCAGGTCGACGCCAAGGGCGGCATGGCGCAGGCCGGCATCTCGCTGCCCGAGGGGTGGCAGGATATCCACGACGTCGACGGCGGCGCCGAGGAAGTCGAGAAGTATGAGCAGGAAGTCAAGGCGCTGGTCGAGCGCGCGACGGCGAACGCCCGAGCGATGGGCACCCTGCCCGCCGGCATCGAGGCGGGCGTGGTCGAGGTGTACAAGCCTGCGCGCGAGCCGTGGTTCAACCACCTGCACCGCTTCATGCAGGCGCTGTCGTCGAGCGAGTACAACTGGGCGAGGCTGAACCGTCGCACGCTGCGCACGCACGGCTGCTTCTCGCCGATGCACCAGAACGATTCGCTCGGCGAGGTGGCCGTGTTCATCGACACGTCGGGCAGCTGCTACGACAAGGCGCAGCAGTCGAACTTCGCCGGGCACCTGAACGCGATCCTGTCCGAAGCCAAGCCGCAGAAGGTGCACGTCTACTACTTCGACACGCGCGTCTACCCCGGCGACCAGATCGAGGCGGGAGAACTGGACGTGAAGCTGCGGCCGCGCGGTGGTGGCGGCACGTCGTTCGCCGGGTTGTTCCGCCAACTGGAGGACGACGGCGTCGAGCCGGCCGTGTCGATCGTGCTGACCGACCTGATGGGTACGTTTCCGGCCGAAGGCCCGGCTCACCCGGTGATCTGGGCGAACATCATGGATCACGGCACGGCGCCGTTCGGCGAGACGATCTATGTCGAAGCCTGACCGCATGCTCGTTGAGCTGAAGTTGGTTGGCGTCCGCCCCATATTCTTCGTGTGCCCGCGCACGACGGTGGGCGACGCCCTTACCACCCTCATCAAAGTGAATCTGAAGTCCGTCAATCATAGTCAGCTTACCCCTACCGTGACGAGCCTCATCGTCTGGGCGCATGGCCAGGCGATTGCCGAAGGCGTCATCCAGGATCTGCAGACGTGCCGATTCCAGCGTAACCCGCAGGAGTATGTCGCGGTTCACATTTATGGGTTTGATATGTGCGACGTCGAGGCATGACATGGACCGCGCAGCGATGGAAGCCACCCTGGCGTTGCTGGGGTGGCAGTGTGTGGTTGATCAGTGGCCGGTTAGAAACGCTATCGACTGGAACTTGTGCCGCGGTGAGGATCTAGTGTCGTTCGATTTCAAAGATGGAGTGACCGTGTATCGCCCGGCTACCAATGTGCGCGAGGCGCGGCCTTTCTCAGACATGCCCGACACTGTCTTTCGTCAGCTGGCACCCTACGCCTTGGAGCAGAGCAATGAGCGCTGACATGCCGCGCGAGGCGATGATCTCGCACCTGGTGCTGCTCGAATACTTCCCGTTGCGCCTGCCGTATCTCGGGATCGCCCATCCGTCGGGTGCGTATCACTTTTTGAGTGGGGTGATTGACCCCGCCCTCGGCCGGCGCGTTACCGTGCGCGGCGTATGCAAAGGCACCGAGCAGGACCGAGCCGAACCGTGGAGCGAGATCACCGACGACATGCTGGTCGCATTCATGGCCGACTTGGGCCTGATGGAACGGGAGTGACGACATGGACAGGACAGCAATGGAGGCAACGCTCGCGCTGCTGGGGTGGAGGCAGGGATACTTCATCGGGATGGAAGGAAAGTACTACAGCAGGCCGTTCCCCGGCCTACGCGGTGATGGGTACGATGTATGGGTAGGTATCCTCGATGATGCAACGCAGTCCCCACACCAGAAAGACGACTTCGAGACGGCCCAGATCGGTGAGGCCGCGTTCTGGAAGTGTGCCGCCAGGGCGATGGAGATATCGAATGCTGCCGCCTGATGATGTGCTCGTTGCGCACCTGACGTTGCTGGGATTCCTGGGCTGGCGGCAAGACTGGGAAGGTAAAGGCGCCCGCGAGAATGCCGAGTGGTCCATCTGGATTCGCGGGCATGAGGCATGGTGGAACGCTGGACAGGCCAAGGTCGAAGTGTTCAAGATGGAACCGATGCAGTCTACCTTTCCACTGGTGTCCCTCGACCAGCTTCCTCGCCCGCTGTTGCGCAAACTGGCCGCCGAGCTGCTGGAGTGTGAAGATGAACGCTGAGCGCTGGACGCGCGACCAGTACATCGCGCACCTGTCGCTGCTCGGATGGCACGCTGTTTGGTATCCGGACCAACCGCATTGGGGGCGCGGGATCGGCGGTGTGGGTCGAGTGCTCTGGTTACGAGGCGCCGGAGTGCCCGCGCCGGACGCAATGGTGATGGAGTACGGAACCGATCCGCCAAGCAAACGCTGCGACTGGGGCAAGCTTGGGTACTACTACCTCGAAGCGTTCGTTCGATACCTGGAGGCGAACCATGATCTACGACCGTGACGCGCTGATCTCGCACTTCGTCCTTCTCGGCTGGGAGCCGATACAGGTAGTAGAGAACCAGTATATCCACCGGATCGCCATGCTGAACGGCGACCGCATTATGTACATCGACTCGTACGTGGTATCGCGGCATGCTGGAAATGTTGTGCACTTGCCGGCGAGCCCGGCGTTCCTCATCGTGCGCGGCCGGACTGCGGGCTGGGATGACTTTGCCGACCATAACCTGCGCGAATTCTACCGGGCGCTCGCCCCTGACCGATCGCCTCCGTGACCGTAGTAAGCTGTGCCGTTTGGGAAAAATCTGGAGACGATCATGTCTGATGTGAACGCTGAATTGCTCGCGATGTGCAAGGAACTCCTTGACCGCACGCGGCGCATGGAGTCGCGGATGGTGCAGCTCGGCGATCACGTCGGGGCAAACCTTCGCTCGAAACAGAAGATCGAGATCAAGCCGGACCCTGCCGGCGGCGTCATGGTCACGATTGATTCGCTTGACGTATCAATGTCGCGAATTGTTACGGAGTTGAAGCAGCACGGCCTGTCCGATGAACAGCTCGGCGTCGACATCTACCTGCCCGGCAGTGACGAGATGATCGCCACGCTTTACGTGCCGAAGTAAGTCCGCAGCCGCCTTGCAAGTATCGGCGGCTGTTTTTAACCTGGTAATACTTAGGAGTCCTACCATGTCCGAAGCGACCCAACCCCTCCCCGCTGAACAACCGCCCGAAACCGCTGCCCTGCTCGACGCACTGCCCGGCATGGTCGGCGGCCTCGATCGCGCGATCTTCGACACGACTGGCAAGAAGATGCCGTTCATGCTGGTCGTGTTCAACAACGGCGGCGCGATGCACGCGACCAACGTGCACCCGCCTGTCGATGCGTTCCGCGCGCTGAAGGAGCTGGCAGCGAACCTCGGCGATCTCGACGGAGGTAGCGATGCGACTGGCTGAATACATGGTCAAGGCGACCGCGAAGCAATGGCTTCATCCGCCCGAGCTGCCGTTCATCAGACAGTTCGGGTTCGGTGAGATGTTCCGGATCGGGTTGGTCGGAGCGGACGGGTCGGTGATCGTCGACGATTTCGAGACGATGCTCGGCATCATCCGCTCCGAGTTCGACGCGTACCCCGAGTACCTGCCGCACATGGAGATCCGCGGCTGGAACAGTAGTCCCCTCGTCGTTGCCGTGAAGAACCTGTGGCTGATCGTGACGGCAGTGCAGTACACCGACGAGCTGACGCGGCCACCGTTCGATATGGATGAGTTCCTGCAGAAGATCCGGGTGGCCGTCGCGACGTACAACCTGCGCGGCACCTGGTATCAGTTCAACCAGGAGAATCTGTAATGTTTTCGTGGCTTCCCCGGCGCAAGCAAACGCGGACCCCGTTTCAAGTCGGCTACGACAAAGTGATGGAAGCACATCATCGCGGCGTCCGTACTGGCGCGATATTCATCACGGTCGCCAACCTGGACGCATATGGCAAGTGGCCGGATGAAGTGCGGGGGTCGTGGAAAGCGCTTGAGGACATCTGCAATCAGGAGAATCTGTAATGTTTTCGTGGCTTTCCACCCAGCTTGCCCGGCGGCGCTGCTACCGCATGGGCTACGACTGCGTGATGACGCAGCACAAGGAAGGTGCGTCGCTTTACGTGCTGATGCTCGCGATCGCCGAGGCACACGCTGAAACCGGCTACACGTCGGACGTCATGCGCGGCGCGTGGAAGGCCATAGAAAACCTCTGCAGGGAGGGATAAAAATCATGGACATTTACGGCCTTGACTTCGAGACGTTTTATGGCGACGACTACACGTTGTCGAAGCTGACGACGGAGGAATACGTCCGCGACCCGAGGTTCGAATCGGTCCTGGTTGCCGTCAAGCGGAACGCGGAACCGGCGTTCTGGGTGCCGCGGCCGCAGATAGGTGAGGCTTTACGGGATCACCGTATCGACCGCAACGGCGTCTACTTCCACCACGCCCACTTCGACGGCCTGATCCTGAACCAGCATTACGGCATCCGGCCGGCGATGATCTTCGACACGCTCGGCATGGCTCGCGCGCTGCATGGCGCGAACGGCGGCCTGGCGCTTGCGAAGCTGTGCAAGCGCTACGGCCTGCCCGACAAGGGCGACGAGGTGCACAACGTCCGCGGCATGCGGTATCGCGACTTCACGCCGGACGGTCTGCGCCGGTACGGTGCGTACAGCTGCAACGACATCGAGCAGACGTACGAGCTGTTCATGCGGATGGTGACGCAGTTCAACCGCGAGGAACTGGAGATCCACGACCAGGTGATCCGGATGTTCACCGAGCCGGTGCTGCAGCTGGACGCCGACACGCTGCGCAACTACGCGGATCACATCCGCGCCGAGAAGGTCACGCTGCTGATGCGCGCCGGCGTGCAGGTGGACGACTTGATGAGCAACGACAAGTTCGCCGCCGCGCTGGAATGGCTGGGCGTGCAGCCGCCGACGAAGATCAGCCCGGCGTGGCTGAAGAAGCCGCCGGCCGAGCGCACGATGCCCCCGCCGCTGGTCTACGCGTTCGCCAAGACCGACCCTGGCATGCAGGAGCTGCAGGAGCACCCGGACGAGGAAGTGCAGATTCTGGTCGAGGCGCGGCTGAAGAACAAGACCACGCTGATGGAGCGTAGCGCCGAGCGATTGATCGGCATGGGCTCGCGCGGGCCGGCCACCGTCTACTACAAGTACTCGGGCGCCAGCGGCACGCACCGGCTGTCCGGCGGCGACAAGACGAACTTTCAGTCGATGAAGCGCGGCAGCGACATCCGCAACTCGATCGTGGCGCCCGACGGCCACATGATCGTGGTCGGCGACTCGTCCAACGTCGAAGCGCGCGTGCTCGACTGGCTCGCGGGCCAGGAGGACATGGTCGCGGCGTACCGCGCGTACGACGCCAAGCGCGGCCCGGACATCTACTGCGTGATGGCCGAGAAGGTGTACAAGCGGCCGATCGTGAAGGCGAACGACCCGGACGAGCGGCAGATGGGCAAGCGCGTGAAGCTGGCGTTCGGCTTCGGCATGGGCGCCGGCCAGTTCGCGATCTCCGTGCGACGCGAGGCCAAGGACAAGGACGGCCGCCCGCTGATCATCGAGCCGAAGTTCGCGCAGGAGGTGTGCGACATCTACCGCGGCTCGCACCCGCAGGTGAAGAAGCTGTGGGCGCGCGGTGACGACGCGCTGCGCGCGATCGCGGCCGGCGAGATCGGCATCAATGTGGACTTCCGCGGCGTGGTCAAAACGTGCAAGGACGGACTGCTGATGCCCAACGGGATGAAGATCCTGTACCCGGAGCTGAAGTTCGAGCCGGAGCTGGACGAGAACGGCAACCCCGTCAAGGTGTATGGCAAGGTGCGCGGCGAGTGGACGTTCTGGAACGGCAAGGCCCGCGAGAACATCTATGGCGCCAAGGTGATCGAGAACATCGTGCAGTGTCTCGCACGGATCATCGTGTTCGGCCAGTGCCTTGCATTCGTGAAGGAGTGCCGCGCCGAGCAGGTCTATTCGAAGTGGGCCATCTCGTCGCACGACGAAGGCGGGTTCGTGATGCATGCGTTCGAGGCACCGTGGGGCGCCGAGCGGTTGCTCGCCCACCTGCGCGTAGCGCCGGCGTGGGCGCCTGACCTGCCGCTGAACGGCGAAGTCGGGTTCCACCAGCGCTACGGCAAGGCCAAGAAGTGACCCCACATCAGACAGGAGGAACCGTGGAAACCCTGAATTCGGATTGCGGAATTGAAAACGCGGCGCTCGCGAATATACTCGCCATTACCGCCGCGTTTTATGAAATTGCGAAAGCGAAAGTCATTTCCGGACAAGAAGTTAGCCGGGAAAACATCGCTTCGTTGAACGCGGCGCGCAAAGAAATCGCCGCCGCGAGACGCACCCTGGCCGAGTAGCCAGCTTTTTTATCCCAGAGATAGTTAGGAGTCCACAATGGATCAGAGTCAAATCGACGCCGATCAGGCCGCAGTCGCTGCCGCGCAGCAGGCCGAACAGGCAGCCGAGCAGCAGCTCACTGCCGATCAATCCCAGCTCCAGGCCGAGCAAGCGGCCGCACAGCAGGCTGCAGCAGACGCTGTAGCGGCCGCCGCAACTCAGGCCACGGACGCCGCCCCGGCCCCCGTCGCATCTCCGACCGCTGATGCGCTGCACAGCATCTTCGATCGCATGGAAGCCACGGCAGCCAAGTGGGGCAGTGACGTAGCGCACGAGTTTCACCAGCTGATCAGCGAAGCGCGATCGCACCTGTAAAAAACTGCAGCGCTGATTTAGGGGACACCGCGCCGGCCTTTCGTCGGGCCGGCGCGGGTTGCGAAATGACGACTCAAGCCGGGGATAACAAATGGCGACCCAATGGTATTTGGAATCGACAAAAGCTGTCGGGCTGCGGTTCAAGATTTTGAAGCTCGACAAGCAAACAATGCGCGCGGAATTGCTAGGAGACACAGGCGTTCCGTTCGAACGGGTAATTACCGAGGACGTGTTGCAGAAGTACGGCTACAAGGTCGTGAAGGTCGACGAGCCCGAAGCCGTCGTCGAAGCGTGAAGTGTTACGTGGTCAGTCGAACCGATCCCGCCCTCGCCTACGAGGTGGTCGACTGGAACAAGGAGACTCAGGTGGCTGTGCTGCGCGGGAGGTACAGCACCTTTACCAACATAGGATTCGACCCGGCGAAGCTGAAAGCGGACTGGTATCTGACCGCTGATGCGCCGGAGTTTTTGAAGGGGAACTAAGATGCCGAGCCCGAAGGGATACGTCAGAGATTACAGGCGCGAGAAAGAGACGTCGGACGCGCGCGGCGAGAAGCCGAAGCGCGCGGCGCGCAACCGCGCCCGCCGGGAAATGCTGAATCTCGGCATGGTCAAGAAAGGCGACGGCAAGGACGTCGACCACAAGAAGCCGCTGTCGAAGGGCGGCGCCGAGACGGCGCGCGGCAACCTGCGCGTGAAGTCAGCGCACGCAAACCGCAGCTTTCCGCGCAAGCCGGACGGGAGCATGAAATGAAGAACGCTTGCATTGGCGTGGCCTACGCCATCGGGATCATGAGCACGGTCTACGTCCTCGGCCAAATCGTAGGTTGGGCAATTGTGCACGTGGGGGTATGCGTCAAATGAAGCCCCTACCCTGGAGCCATTCGTCGCTGATCGGCTTCGACACCTGCCCGCGCCAGTACGAGGAAGTGAAGGTGCTGCGCAACTACCAGGACCAGAAGAACCCGGCGTCCCTGTGGGGCGACCAGTTCCACAAGGCCGCGGAGACGTTCATCCGTGCGAACTGTGGTGGGCTGTCTCAGTCGACGCTGTCGAAGGAGATGCAGCCCTATTCCGGGTATCTCGCGCAGTTCATCTGCCGCCCCGGCGTGACGCTCGCCGAGCAGGAATACGCGCTCGACCTGCAGCTGCGCCCGTGCGAGTTCCTGGGCGACAACGTGTGGATGCGCGGCATCATCGACGTGCTGAACCTCGACGGTACCGTCGCGCGTGTGGACGACCACAAGACGGGCAAGAACCGGAAGAAGGACATGCAGCAGCTGATCATCTTCGCGCTGCTGGTGTTCTATCACCACCCGGAGATTCAGACCGTGCATACGGCGTTCCACTGGGTGCAGCACGGGTTCGACGAGTCGGCGAAGGATCGCGAGACGTTCCACCGGCATCAGATCCCGCAGCTGTGGGCGACGTTGCTGCCGCGGCTGCAGAGTTACAAGGCTGCGTTCGACGCCGGCATTTTCCCGCCGAAGCCGTCGGGATTGTGCCGGAAGCATTGCCCGGTATCGACGTGCGAGTACTGGACGAAGGGGCCGCGGCGATGAGCGCTACCCCCGAGGGAAAAATCAAGGCGAAGGTGAAGCTGCTGCTGAAGGCGTTCAACGTGTACCAGCATTGGCCGGTACTGCGCGGTGAAGGCTCGCCGACGCTCGACTGCAACGCGTGCGCAGGCGGCTACTACTTCACGATCGAGACGAAAGCGGAAGGCAAGCGCCCCACCGCGCGGCAGCAGATCACGATGGGCGAGGCGCGCGCCGCCGGCGCGTTCGTGTTCGTCGTGTCGGACGACGAGAGCCTGCTGCGGCTGAAGTGCTATCTGGAAATCCTTCTCGCGCCCGATTTTCGTGGCGCTTGATAGTTAGAACTCCTACTAAATCATGATCGTCCACACCCCGAGCAAATCGGTGCTGCTGCGTGCGAAGCCGGAGACGCTGGCGATGCTGCGGCAGATCTTCCCGTCGCACCATCGGCTGATCGACTACCAGGCGCACAACCTCGCGCTGCCGCACACGGTCGACGTCGTGAAGGTGCTGCGCAACATGGGCGTCAAGGTTCCGTCGCCCGTGCGGTACTTCTACGACTTTCCGCGCCCGGCTCGCTTCGCCAGCATCTTCGATCACCAGTACGCGACCGTCGACTTCTTGACGCTGCATCCGCGCTGCTTCGTGCTTAACGAACAGGGCACCAGCAAGACGGCGAGCGCGATCTGGGCGGCCGATTACCTGATGGCGATCGGCAAGGTGAAGCGCGTGCTGATCGCGGCCAAGCTGTCGACGCTGGAGCAGGTGTGGCTGAACGAAATCTTCGACGTGGCGATGCACCGCACTGCCCTCGTCCTGCACGCGTCCGCCGACAAGCGCCGCGAGCTGCTGGCCAAGCAGGTCGACTTCTACATCGTCAACCACGACGGGCTGAAGATCCTGTCGCCCGACATCATCCGGCGAGCCGACATCGACTTGATCATCGTCGACGAAGCGAGCGCGTACCGGAACTCGCAGACGGCAGCGTACAAGACGCTGGAGAAAACCGCGCGCGGCAAGAAGCTGTGGCTACTGACCGGCACGCCCTGCCCCAACGATCCGACCGATGCGTGGGGGCTCGCGCGACTCGTCGACCCGACGCGCGTGCCGCCGTATTTCACGCAGTTCAAGCGGATGACGATGAACCAGGTATCCACGTACAAGTGGGTACCGAAGCCCGGCAGCCACGAGATCGCATTCAACGCGATGCAGCCGGCAATCCGCTTCAAGAAGTCGGAGTGCCTGTCGCTGCCGCCGGTGACGTACAGCAACCGCGCATGCGAGCTGTCGCCCGAGCAAGCTACCGCGTACAAGCAGATGAAGGCGCACCTGGTCGCGGAAGCGAGCCAGATCCAGATCACCGCGGCGAACGCCGGCGACAAGCTGTCGAAGCTGCGCCAGATCCTCTGCGGCGCGGTCAAGGACACGCAGACCGAGCAGTACCTCACGCTCGACCATGCGCCGCGCCTGCGCGTGCTGCTGGAGTGCATCGAGGAAGCGTCGGCCAAGGTGCTGGTCATCGTGCCGTTCAAGGGCATCGTGGACACGCTGCGCGCCGAGGTGCAGACGTGGCATGACCATCGCGGCGACGGCCGGCGCGTGGAAGTGGTCAACGGCGACGTGACACCGACCAAGCGCAACCTGATCTTCCAGGACTTCCGCGACGACGACTCGTTGACCGAGCTGATCTGTCACCCGAAGGTGATGGCTCACGGACTGAACATGACGCAGGCGGACATGGTCGTGTTCTACGCGCCGATCTACAGCAACGAGGAAACGTTGCAGGTGATGGACCGCATCAACCGGCCCGGCCAGACCCGCAAGATGACCATCCTGCGCATCGTGGCCAACACGATGGAGCAAGGCATTTACTCGATGGTCGAGAACCGCGCGCAGACTCAGGAGTCGATTCTCGCGCTGTATCGCAAGGCACTCGAATCTTAGTTGGCTTGAAACAATTCGGACTCCTGCTCAGTATGGAGTGACGAACTCAATCGGAGGTGCATGATGGACAACAACCAACTGGCGACGTTCCTGGCTTCACTCGCCGATATGCCGGTCGACAAGCTGGTCAAGCTTTACGTCAAGACGCGCGAGACGAAGGCCGCCGCGACGAAGGTGTTCGATGCGCAGGACGCGCAGTTCAAGGCGATCATGGAGACGGTCGAGAACCACCTGCTCGCGGCGGCCGACCGCGAAGGTGTGGAAGGCTTCCGCACCGAGTACGGCACGACCTACGCGGCCGAGACGCAGAAGATCAGCATCGCCGACGACACGGCGTTCGAGACGTTCCTGCGCGCGCAGGCAAACCCGTTCCTGTTCTTCGAGCGGCGCGTGTCGAGCAAGCACGTCAAGGACTATATGGACAACTCGGACGGCGCCGCGCCGCCGGGGCTGAACATCTTCCGCGAGCGGTGCATGCGCATCCGGAAAGCGACCGGAGAAAAGTGATGACCGCGCCGGCCAGGTATCACGGCCGGACGGTGCAGGTGATCCAACGCATGTGTGCGCACAAGAACAGGTATCCGGACGAATTGACGGCGCGCGCTGCGGGTGCTCACTATGTCACCCTCGGCCAAGTAAGTGCGCTCTGGGTCTACCGCTGCCCGATCTGCAATGGATTCCACCTGACCAGTCAGCAGCAAGGCAAGCGCCAGAACGCGATGTACGGACTTCCCACCCCCAAGGAGACTGCAGCATGAATGCACCTACAACCGCCGAGCCGACCGACGCAATGGTCGATCTGGAAACGCTCGGCACCGAACCGTTCTGCCCGATCCTGTCGATCGGCGCGTGCGCGTTCGACTTCGGCCCGGACAGCGCGCTCACATGCGCCGACGATTTTTATCAGGCAATTACTTTGGAGTCCTGCCTTTCTGTCGGGCTTCGCGTCGACGCCGGCACGCTGAACTGGTGGATGGAGCAGGAGCCGGCCGCGCAGGCGGTGTTTCGCGATCCGCGCGCCGTGTCGCTGCCGCTCGCGCTCGATGCGTTCACCGACTGGTGGAACAGCCGACCGATGCGCATCTGGGGCAACTCGGCGCGTTTCGACATGGGCATTCTCGCGGCCGCTTACAAGGCGTGTGGCAAGGAAATCCCGTGGCGCTGGAGCAAGGAGCGCTGCCACCGGACGATCTGCAACCTGGCCGGCGTCGGTGGCATTCCGGTCGAGCGCTTCGGCGTTCACCACAACGCGCGCGACGACGCGATCACGCAGGCGCTTCACCTGCGCCGCGTCTGCGCCGCGCTTCGTATCACCCCGCAGTAACCCGACAACCGCAGTACCCCACAGCGTCTCACCAAGGAGATTCACCATGTCCAACATCATCCCCTTCGCCGCCACTGGCGTAATGGAAGTCCCGGCCCACGTCGCCGCGCTGTTCGACGCCGACAGCAACATCGCGCCGCGCGTCACCATCAACCAGCTCTCGTACAAGGGCAAGGTGTGGCGCCGCATCGTCGACGGTGAGGAAACGAAGCTGACGCGCAAGAACGCCGACGGCGACACCGAGCCGGTGCCGATCGTCGGCCTCGTCGTGCTCGACCACAACAAGAGCCGTTCGCGCGCGTACTACGAAGGCGACTTCGTGGATGGCGAAAACAAGTCGCCGCGTTGCGCCAGCATGGACGGCGTGAAGCCGGACGCCGGCATCGAGAACCCGATCGCCGCCACCTGCGCGAGCTGCCCGAACGCTGTCAAGGGATCGAAAATCTCCGATAGCGGCAAGCAGACGACGCTGTGCTCGGCGAACAAGCGCCTTGCCGTCGTGCCGGCCGGTACGAACGCGATCAAGACCCACCCGGTGCTGCTGCTGCGTATCGCCCAGACGTCGGTATGGGACAAGAACAACCCGCACGAAGCGCAGGGCTGGTACGCGTGGGACCAGTACCTCGACCTGCTGCGCGCTCGCGGGGCGAAGAACACGGCTGCCGTGGAAACGCGTGTGAAGTTCGACCTGGACAAGCCGTATCCGAAGCTGCTGTTCTCGGCCGCTCGCTGGCTGAACGAGGACGAAGCCACTGCCGCGAAGCTGCGCCGCGTGGATGCGAGCGACGAGATCGCCAAGATCCTGAACGGCGCGGGTGACGACGGCGTCGCGGGTCAGCCCGGTATCCCGGCCGAAGGCGTCGAGCAGGCAGCAGGCGCGGCGCAGGACGACGGCGCAGCTGCGGCGCAGGCAGCAGCTGCCGCCGCAGCGAAGGTCGAAGCCGACAAGGCAGCCAAGGCCGCGGCGGACAAGGCAGCGAAGGCAGCTGCCAAGAAGGCCAAGGAAGAAGCGGCCGCTGCTGCCGCGAAAGCTGCCTCCGATGCTGCCGCAGCTGCTGCCGCAGCGGCGCAGGACGACGATGGTGGGTTCGGCTCGGTCGACGATACCCTGGCAGCAGAGGCACCGGCGCCCGCTGCTTCGGCCGCGCAAGCGTCCCCGGCAGCCGCTGCGGCCACCGTGGAGGCAGGTGTGCCGGCTGGGCTCGCCGACCTGATGGTCGGCTGGGACGCGTAAGCGCTCGGGCGGGGGTTCGCCCCCGCCCCGCTTGCCTGCTCCCACTGACCACCAAGGCTCCCTATGAATGCGCGGCAATTCCTCGAACGCATCCTCCCGTCCACCGGCGTGATCTTCACGGCCACGCCGGTGACGCACGGGTGGAACAACATGAGCCACCCGTCGATCGACGCGGCCGTGGCGCGCATCAACGACCTGACGTTCAGGCAAGAGGCTGCGTACTTCGCGGTCGCCACGTACGCCAAGGACAAATACTGGGACGAGCATTTCAAGAACCCGGACGGCACGTTTGGCAAGTGGCGCACGCGCACGCAGTCGAACGCCCAGTCCGTGAAGTCGTTCTTTCTCGACCTGGACGTCGACGCCGCGGACCCGCTCAAGTTCGCCTCGAAGGAACAGGCGATCGCCGAGCTGCGCACCTTCGTGCTGCAGATCGGCCTGCCTCAGCCGATGATCATCGACAGCGGCGGCGGGATTCACGCCTACTGGCCGCTCGCGCGCGAGGTGCCCACCGCCGACTGGCGGCCGGTCGCCGATCAGTTCAAGAATATCTGCGTGCACGAGAAGTTCCGCGTGGACCGCTCCGTGCCCGCCGACCAGGCACGCGTGCTGCGCGCGTTCGGCAGCTTCAACGTGCGGCGCGGCGCGGCCGTCAAGATGCTGGCTGATGCGCCGGCCATCGCCTTCGAGGATTTCGCGCGGTGCGTGTCGCAGTACGGCGCACAGCACAGCATCAGCGCGCCGGCGCGCGCTCCGCTTGCCGGCTCGGCCGCCAGTGGGGTGTGGGACGACGCGGACAACCTGGGGGCGACGAACGATCCGCTGCACTTCGACCGCATCGTGTTCCACTGCGCGCAGCTGCAGGCTCAGGTCGCCGCGCGTGGCCGCGACGTCGGCGAACAGCTCTGGCGCGCGGCGCTGGGCATCGTCAAGTTCTGCGAGCCGGCCGAGCCGGCATGGCGCGCTGTGTCGGACGGACACCCGGAGTTCAGCGTGCAGGCGACGCTGCACAAGCTGGACAACTGGCGCGCGGGGCCGACAGCCTGCACGCACTTCCACCAGCACAATCCGAGCCAATGTGAAGCCTGCCCGCACTGGCAGAAGATCACGTCGCCCGCGCAGCTCGGCCGCATCGTGGTCGAGGCGCCGGCCCCCGTCGTGACCGTAGTTCCTGCCGCCGGCGTCGCGCCGGTGCAGATCAAGCTGCCCAACCCTCCGAAGGGTTACACGCGGAGTCCGAGTGGCGCGGTTGTGTTCGAGACGGAGAACCAGGACGGCACGCCGGTATTCGTCGAGGTTTCACCGTACGACCTGTACCCCCTGTCCATCGGCCGACAGAACGGCCTGGACAACGAGGTGGATGAGGCAAGCCGCTGGCGAGCGCACCTGCCGCTGGAGCCCGGCAAGCCGGCCACCGCATGCGATTTCTCGGTGCCAAGCGGACTCTTTGCTGATTCGCGCGCGCTGGCAAAGCTGCTCTTTTCTCAGGGGATTATCTTGGTGGACGATCAACCGAAGCTGACCCAGCGGTACATGGGCGCATACCTCCAGAAGCTCGCCAGCGAGCAAGGCCGCGAGCGCATCTACGAACGTCTTGGCTGGCACGACGACCGAGACGCGTTTGTGCTCGGCACGCGCGCAGTCCATGCCGATGGCACCGTGACACAACATAACGTGAGCGCCAATGTCGAACAGGTGACGAAAGGCGGCATGACCCAATCCGGTACGCTCGATGGGTGGAAGCGTGCGATGCAGTTCTACGCGCGGCCGGGCTACGAGGCGCACCGCTTCTTCATCTACTGTGCGCTCGGCGCCCCGCTGCTCCACATGAGCGGCCACAAGGGCATCATGATCTCGGCAGTCGGCGAGTCAGGACGCGGCAAGACCACCTGCCTGAAGGCGTGCAGCTCGATCTGGGGCACGCCGGACGCGTTGGTGATGAACGGCAACGCCAATGGCTCGACCGTCAATGGATTGCGCCGCCAGCTCGGCATCACCCATTCGCTGCCGTTCCTGTGGGATGACATCACCGAACGCAACCCGAAGGAGGTCGGTGAATTTCTGCTCGAAGTCCCGCAGGGCACTGGCAAACAGCGACTCAAGCAGGACGGTACGCTGTCGAAGATCCGCGATCACTGGGAGACGATCGTACTGGCGTCATCCAACGTGGACGAGATCTCGCGGCAGACTGCCGAAGGTAAGGATTCTGACGCTCACCTGAAGCGCCACCTGGGCATTGAGTTCACGCTGCCAGACACGAGCGCGCAAGCGAAGACCGATGCGGACAACTTCCTGCGCGCGCTGGCTGAGCACCACGGGCATGTGGGCGCGGCGCTGATGTCGTATGTGTGCAAGCACTACGCGGTGGTCATGGTCGAGTACACCGCGTTTCTTAAGAAGGTCGACCGCGATCTCGCGGCGCCGGACGCGTCCGCAGAACGATTCTGGGCCGCCGCCGTAGCTGCGGCGTGCCTTGGGGCCGCGATCGCTGAGCGGCTCGGGCTGTTGCCTTTCTCACCCAGGGCTGACTATCAGTGGATGACCGCTCAGATTACCGCGCAGCGCGCCGCCGTCAAGTCGGCGCGCCTGACGCCGGTTGAGCATCTGGTGGAGTTCCTGAACGCCAACCTGCGAGGCACGATCGCCGTATCATCACCACATGCATCGAACCTCGCCAACGTGGTGGTGACGCCGTACGACAAGCTGATCATTCACCGCGACCTGGACGCTAAAGTCATTTACGTCGCGGCGCGCGCAGCCGACGAATACTTCGCCGTACGGAACCTGTCGGCTCGCACGCTGAAATCCAAGCTGAAAGCTGCCGGCATCGTCTTGCAAGGAGATCGCTTCTGCCTCGGCGCGGGCACTGTCCACGCTGTCGGCCAATCTCAATGCTGGAAGATCGACGCCACGAAACTTGACGGTCTTGCCACCCCGCAGGTGCCGCCTGCAGTCGCGCAGGGGGCGAGCAACGTCGTGCCCATCACCGGAGGTAAAGCAGCATGACTATCAATATCCCGAACACGATCTCGCAGATCGGAGCGCAGATCCAAAAGGAGCGGCGCGAGGCCGAACAGCGCAGGCAATTCGACCAATTAGAACAATTCGATCAGATCGCCCGCGAAGTGCAGGTCACGCCGTACGAAACGGTCATTCCCTACGCGCCGGGCGGCCCGGTCCCAATTGCCGGCCTCGGCGACGTCACGTCGGACGCCAAGGGCTCTGGCGCTCGGTTTAATGCCGGCAAGCCTGCGCTGGACCTGATCCCGCTGCGGCTGATCCACGACCACATGCGTGGCGCCTGCATCCACGACGGCCGCGTCCTCGACGCGCTGCTCGGTCTAGCCGAGTTCCAGGAAGGTGGCGGCGCGATGTGCCTGCAACAGGCGATCGACGCAGTCGGCCCGGCGTGGGACGAGTGCGCGGCCGTGTTCGAGTACGGCAAGCGCAAGTACGCTGCGTGGAACTGGGCCAAGGGCATGCCGTGGAGCGCGCCGATCGCCTGCGCCGCGCGGCACCTCGTGTACGGCATTCTCGCCGGCGAGGAAAACGACAAGGAGTCGGGACTGCCGCACCGCGGGCACTTCCTGTGCAACATCGTGATGCTGCTAACCTATATCCGCACTTACCCGGAAGGTGATGACCGCCCCTCGCAGTGGCTTTCGGTTGCGAGTAAAACTCAGGAATCCTAATGTATTTCGCGGGGCGCCCTATCCTTCGCCGCGGCCGGCACCGCGGCACCTAGCCCTGGCTCGCTAACTGCTGCCCCCCGCCGGATCTTTCTCAGGGCAGCAGGATGCGCAAACCGCGGGCGCTGAAATCAGACAGCGGAAAGCCAGGGAACGCCGGACTTATCCAAGGAGATCATGATGGACAGCCACAAGAGCCGCGCTGATGCGCTGACCGAAGCTGCAACGGTTTGTGACCGGCTGGCGAGCGCCAATGAACGCCTCGGGCCAGCAACCGGACGGGGCAGCTATATCCAGAAGATCGGCACCGACTCGATGCGGCGATGCGCGGCAGCAATCCGCGACCTACACGCCGCATCCCCTGTCGAGCGGCCGCGCACGCATACCACTCAGCCGGGCGAATCGGTGGCGGGCATCGCACTTCGCCAATGTGGCAACGAGGACCAGTGGCGCAGCATCATCGCGCTCAACCCGGAATTCAGCGATCACACGGCATGCGATTACTTTCCGGTCGGCACGGTCCTGACGCTGCCTCCGCGCCCTGTCGAGCAGCACGAAGCAGCGCCCACAGACCCGCAGATTTTGAGCAAAGCCGCTCATCGCGCATATTCGCCCAAGATGGCCGAGGTCACGCACTACGACTTCAGCGAAAGCGAGCTGATTTCGTTTGTCCGCGATGTGCTCGCAGTGCCCTCCGCCCCGCGCGAAGGCACGGGCAATGGGGCGGATGCATGGATGACCGACGACGGCCGCGTTATCTCCGACGCCCAAAAGCAGCAGGCACTTCGCGACGGCAGCGCATCGGCGTCGTCGGTTCAGCCGTTCTCGATCGCCCTGTCCCGTGCCCCTCGCACTGAGGTGGCGGGAGCGGTGCCGGATGGGTGGAAGCTGGTGCCGATCGAGCCGACCGAGGAAATGATCGCGGCGTGGACTGCCGCACCAACCTCAAACGTGTCCTATGCAGCGTCGTGGACGCTCGCACATCGCGCCATGCTCGGCGCTGTCCCTACGCCTCCCTCCGCAAATGCAGCGGCAGCGCCGGCAGACGAGCGGGCGGCGTTTGGTTTGGCTGATTTCTGCGAGCTTATAGACGCATACCAGTGCGCGCAAAAGGACGGAACTCATGACGAGCGGGCAAAGGCGCGTATTGCGCTTATGGATGCGTACCGCGCGGCAGCATCGCAGCCCGCAGCGGCAGCGGGGCAAGAGGCGGTAGGCATCGTTCATCGGGCCGCCCCGAACGGCGATGATTTCAGCGTCGAATGGCTGTCGCCGCCTGCCGGCGGGGCGAAGCTCTACGTCGCACCGGCCGCCCCGCCCGCGCAGGTCGACACTCGGCTGTTGACGGACGAGCAGATCACCGCGGTCTGGAACAGCATGCCGGGCGGCTTCGACGGCTTCCTTAAATCGTGGGGCTACATCCAGTTCGCCCGCGCCCTTCTCGCACTGAGGTGGCGGGAGCCACCGACTTTCGAGGCCAAGCACATCAGCCTGAAGCAGAAAGGCATGAAGTTGATCCTGACGCTCGAACTCGACGGCGTGGAAAGCTCCCCCCGCTATGCCGTGACACCGATCAACCCCTGCGTGGTGCGCGCCGGAGTGCCACGATGAGCCGCAGCTACAACGTCCGCTGCAGCCGGGAGAAGTGCAAGCTGCGCTACGTGTTCGCCAAGCACCCCGACGACTACAAGACGCCGCGCAAGTGCGTCGGGTGCAAGGGCACGAAGTTTCGCATCATCCCCAACATGGCGGTCGACCGCGGCAAGCACACGCTCTGTACGTGCGGCGGCTACCAGTGGGGCAACAACTACACCGCGAGCCGGCCGCCGCACCGCATGGGCAGCCCGGCATGTTGGTACCGCGCGGACGGCTCTCAGCGTCTGCCAGGGGACGCCGATTTTGTTGGCAATTTTATTCAGGATTCCGAAGTATTGGAGACGACATCATGAGCACGCAAAAGACGTTCGGTTCGCAGCTGCGCGAGCTGCGCGAGGAAAAGGGCTGGACGCGGGAATACCTCGCGGAGCGGGCCGACATCGCAGGCAGCCAGCTTTCCCGGTACGAGCGCGGTGAGGCGCTGCCGAACTACCGCCCGCTCATCTCGCTGGCTCGCGCGCTCGACGTGGCGCTCGACGAGCTGTGCTGCATGGATCAGGTGTAGGCCGCGCCATGATCCAGCTTTCTTTTTCCGATTGGCACCCGCGGCGCAAGAACACATTCGGCGCGCGGGCCTGCCGCCGCGTCCGGGAGCGGATCCTCGCCGGCGCGATCGACACCCTGCCCCGCACCTGGCAGCGCAAGTGGATCATCCAGCGCATCGTGGCGACCCCACCGTGGGCCGATATGCGCGCCATCCGTACCGTCTACGACGAGGCCGCGCGCCTCACGTTCGAGACGGGCGTGTTCCACGAAGTCGACCACATCGTGCCGCTCAACCATCCGCGCGTGTGTGGGCTGCACGTCCACTGGAACCTGCGCGCCATCCCGGCCGGCCCGAACAACGCAAAGGGCAACACGTGGTGCCCTGAACAGCTGGAGCTGGACCTATGCTGATGTCCTGCCAAGAAAGCGCCGATAAGCGCTTCCGCATGGTGCTCGAACGCAACTGGGACGAGTCGCGCCCGGTCGTGCTGTTCGTGATGCTCAACCCATCCACAGCTGACGGCATGTCCGACGATCCGACGGTACGCCGCTGTGTTGCCTTTGCGAAGGCGTGGGGCTATGGGGGATTGCGTATCGTGAACCTGATTGCGTACCGCACGGCGAGCCCTGACGAGATGTACGCGTGGCTACGGACTGCCAGCGCCGATGAGCTGCGCCAGTCTGTCACTTCGCTTCGTATAGAGGCGTTCCGCGCCGACGTCGATCGCGTGGTTTGCGCGTGGGGCAATCTCCAGAAGGGGCTCGTACCTTACGCGGCTATGGTCGTGGAACGGCTCCGAGCACGGCGGCGCCTGTGGGCCATCAAGATCAACGGTTCGGGCCAGCCCGCACACCCTCTTTATCTGAAAGGCGATCTTCAGCTCGTCGAATTTGCTCGGGAGTCCTAACATGCGCCCGCTTCAACAATCCATCGTCAAGATGATGACCGCCACCCCCGATCGCCACTTCACGATCGAGGACATCCGCAAGCAGATCGGCCACTCGCGCGTGAAGATCCGCTGCGCGCTGACGTCGTTGATGCACGACGGCCACGTCAAGCCCGGCACACCGATCGGCTACAATCGGCTCAACAAGACGTACCGTCTCGCGGAGGCAGCATGAAGCCCATCTACCTCGACCTGCCCGGCGTGGCCGCGGCGCTGTCGCTGTCGGAGTCGACCGTCAAGAAGCTGGTGCGCGAGAAGAACCTGCCGGCGCCGCGCGAGCTGTCCGGCCGGCGCGTGGCGTGGCTCGTGCGCGAACTGGAGGAATGGGCCGAAGGCCGGCCCGTGTCCGCTATGCTGCCGCCGAGCGGGCCAGCAACTCCAGGTGATCTGCAAGGCGCGTGA